GGCTGCCGTGTGGGTGACGAACCTCGGGGGTTCAACCGCCGTCCCACCGGGGATGGTCTCCGCTCGTCCTATGGACAGGATGCCGTGCGGCCCCAACGTGTACCCTGCTAACGTGGTGAAGTCAGAGTCTTCAAACAAGGCTGGTTCCTGAACCAAGATCAGGTCGTAGGGTCGGGCATTCCCGATCCCAGGAACGATGGGACCAGGCACCACGGGGAACAGGTCCGCATCCACATCTAGGGACGCAGGAGTGTCCCCAACGACGTTCACCACGCCGTTCAGGCTCAGGATTTCGTCCGGGTACACCGCCTCGGTTGGCACCGTGTCGGACCTGGCTGAGATCGCCTCGGACACCACAACGGAGATGTCCTCGAAGCGATCGATCTCTGTGTTGCCCGTGCGGATGTATGGGACCGAGAAGTCCCCCGAGTCGTCCACCCAACCCCCAAGCAAAGCCGGAACTTTGAGTGGGTTCTGGTTCATGTAAAGGAACTCCAGAATACCCTCCACCGAGGAGGTGGGCTCAGGCACATTCTGTCCCGCCAACTCCTTCAACGGGATGTAGGCGTGGTCCTGAAGGGAGGGGAGGGACTTGTCGATGACTTGTCCGTCTGACTTGGTCCCCAAGTCATAGCCATCCCGATACAGTCCGGCCAGCACCGTACTGTCAGCGAACGTCTGGAAGGTGGGAGCCGTGGTCAGGTCTGGCACCTGAGGAGCCTGCATCGCCACCCCTGAGGGCGAAACCACCATCAGTGTGTCGCCCCGCTCCAAGGGGTACTCGTGGGCGGGTGTGTCCACCACAAGGACTTCCTCAGGGAGCGCCATCGGGGCGGCCAAGTAGTCCTGGAAGGTAATCACGCACCCGTATAGGACTTCTCTGACGAAGAGGCCCGTGGGTTCCGTGGCACCCCACATCAGGACAGTTGTGGGACAGAAGGCACCGAGTTCTGTTCCGTCCGGCTTCCCCCAGCCCAACTGATCTCCTGCCTCGAAACCGGGCACGGCCAGTTCTGGGTCACCAGCAACGGCGTCGCCCAGATCCCCAGGAGGCACTGTGGAGAGGAATCGTGTGTCATCAGGGTAGCCCGTCTCAGGATCCACGGGCACGTCCCTTAAAAGGAGCGGCGTCACGATGATGCAGGCAACAGGGACCGGAGGAGAAGCACCCCCGTCGAAAAGACCACCAGGTAGCCCATCCGGAAAGTACCCCCAGATGCGACCCCTCGCCCGTCTCTCGACCAGATCGATGGAATCTACACCCTGGATGTCCCCCAGCACGGGATTACTGATCTGGCCAATCTGCTCACCCGTGGTCTTCAGCCATTCCCCGTTGATGTCCCGTCCTGCCGTGTAGACGCCAGGGTTGAAGGCTCCCGGCTCCATCTGTGCCCCTGCGCCGGGGTACAGACGGAAGAATGCCTTGGTCCGGGTGGGGAAGATGCGGGAGAACTGATGCTGATCGGACATGCGCCCGAAGACACCCTTGGCCTTGAAGTGGTAATAGGGATCCGCCCCCGTCCCTGTAATGTGCGTCTTTCCGAGCTTGAGGAGAACGACGTCGTCCACATCATTCTGAACCAATGCACCCTGGATGGTCTGCATTATATTCAGCGTGTTTGGACCCAGGAAAGAACCACTGATCTCAGCATCCTCCAACGTGACGGAGTCAGGAGCCACCACCCAATCGTCCAGGGTCAGGAATGCTGGAGCGCCCAGCACCCGTTCAGAATTTACTGCGTCCGCCCACACAAACCTTGACAGGAGACCACCTGAGATGGCGTCCTCGTACCCAGGCGTGGGGTAGTCCTTCCCGTAGCCCACCCAGAACCGGAACTTCCCATCCCGATCCCCGACGAAACCTCCCGAGATGGTCTCCTGGATCTGTTCGAAGGCCACGACAGTGTCATTGTAGAAGCCCAGGAACGTCCTGGCTGCCCGATCCAGGTCCGAGAGGTGTGCCTTCTCCCCCATCAACCCAAAACGCCCCTGCTGCCAGTTGTCGGTCCCTCCGGCGGAGATCTGAATGGAACCCCCAGCGGGAGACGTGGCGTTGATGTCCCGGATAGCCTCCTGGGCTGCCTCGCTGAGGAATTGGGTCAACTCCACGGCTCGGAAGTAGAATGAGTCCGGGCTGGAAAAGGTGAACGTCGCAGCGAGGGTTGCACCCAGTCTGTCATTCGCTTCGCTGGGTGTCGTGACGGACAAGAACGACGCCTGGAACCGAGGCTCCACCAGCACCTCATCCTTGAGATAGGGTTGGAGGGTCCGCAGCTTGGTGAAGGTCAGAAGGAGCCACTGGTTGGGCTGCAGACCAGCTTGCGGAGGCCACAGAAGCTGCACAGCCCCTGACGTGTAGTCCAGATGGTACTCCACGTCAGGCACCAGGGTCCGCCCCGGTGCCTCCTCACCGTTGCTCAGGGTCTCCCCGAACAGGACAAGTTCCACCGTCTCAGAGTCCAGAACCGGACCCACGCCCACGAACTCCATGAAGTTCGGAGGGTACACCGGACGGTAGGAGATTTTGACGATGGGGGCTGCCAGTATGTCGAAGGCCCGATGGAAGCTCCCCGTCACCGTGATCTTCGTGCGTGTCCCATCCTCCGTGATCTCGGAACTACCGATGGTGTAGGGTGCGCCCCCGATCTCGATAACATGGCCCGGCACAGCGAACTCCGTAAGGTCACCTCTGAAGATGACAACCTTCTGGCCTCGCACCACAGACTCAAAAGGAAACTGTGTCAGATCAATAGCTGACATAAACCCAGCGGCTGCCGTTGTGGGCACAGGAGTCGGCCCATCGGGGTCCACCACCGTCGTGAGGGGCTTGTCCGTAATGTAGTTCAGCAGATCGTTACCAGGAGCCCTGCTGCCCACCTCGTTTATGGTAGAGGGGAAGATGTTGACCTCGGTCACATCCCCGCTGCCATCGGTTTCGAGCGGAAAGTACTTCAGGGAGCGGATGTAGAAGCAGTCCTCACCAATCCGAATCATCTGGCCCGGTTCGAACTCTGCTGTCCTATCCGTCCTGAGCCCAAACCGGCTCTGGTTCGCCTTGATGAAAAAGGGTGGACGATAGATGTTTTTCTGACTGGCCTCGTAAGAACGCTCCCCGCCCTGGGCTTCGTACACGGCAAAGGTCACGGTCACGGGGTCCGTGGCGTCCACTGTTTTACTCACGAACGTGACACGCCCGGCTCCGTTCCAATCCTCGGGGTAATCGACAACACAGTCGACCTGCCCGAAGTTCTGCATCATCGCACCGATCCACACGGAAGGTTCGATGTCTTGGAACACGGTGTCTTCAAGAGCATGGTTGAACTTGTAGATGTTGGGGGCAACCAACTGCGCCTGTTCTTTCCGCACGAAAACGGGAAGGAACTCGACCACTTGGTCACCGATCCGCCGCCCCTCAAGGTCCGCCCGCCAGTAAAGAACCTCCACCACCGCCCCCCTCGGGAGGGGCACGTTGGGGGAGAAGGCACCCAGCATTGGATTGATGGAAACATCCCTGTGCCCTTCGGTCTCCAACTGCTCCACAAAATAGAGCCTCTTCCCAGCGTGTACCGTCAGGTCAGCGGAGGACAAGTTGAACCAACCGTCTGAGGGGTCAAACTCCGCCTCTCCACTGACGAGCAGGGCTGCACCCAGGAACTCCTCCTGGTAGTAGACCTTGGCCCCCGTCAGTGAAGTCAACACAGTGGTGCCAAACTTGAGACGCCCCTTCGGTGTCGTCACACCGCCAACAACAATGTCAGCGGTCAGGTACTCAATTCCTGACGGATCCGAACTGAAGGACGCAACCCCCACCAGATCACCGGCCCCGTGGCTAAAAGTTGCCCTCCCCACCTGAACGGAGAACGCCTCCGTGGAGAAACGGGAACTGTTCACATCGGGGAGCGTCAGCAGGTTGTTGGCCATCGTCCCCATGGGGACTTTCCTGAGGGCCGTCAGTGTCGCCTCATTCGTAAGGTTGACTGCCTCCAAACCGAACCGGAGGCTGATAGGACGATCAAGTTCCACCGCTTCGCCCATGTCCACCTGAAGTCGGTTGGCCTCCTGCTCCGCTGGGGTTGCAGGCACAAGCCCGGCCAGATGCAGTATCCTGATGATGAAAGGCTCCTCAGGGAGAAGCTGGAAGTCCTTGTAGACCATGTCAGCGACAAGCGCCGGGTCATACACATCCGAGGTGTGTCCCGTGAAAAGCTCCCACGTCATCCAAATCTGGGACTCCTCTGGGATCGCAGGTGCCAATCGCACTTGTGTAGACGAAAGGATCTCCTCCACAAGATAGGAGCCGGTGTTATCCCCGGAGGTGATCTTCAGGCGGTAGCCAACCTTGGCCTGGGTGAAGTCAGCGGACTGATCCTCAAAGTGAGTGGGGTCGGTCAGGCGGGCACCCTTGGACCCATAGGTCACCAAGGAACCAAACCGCTCGACCAGGATCACGTTCCCGGACACCCCGTCCTGGGGCAGAACGAAGTCCGTGTCAGGATCCTGAAAGATGTAAACACCACCATCAGGGGCCACCAGCAGCCCTGCGGCAATTTCAGGGATCCCCAGCAGGGTCTCCGGCACCAGGCTGGGAACACCCAAGTTCAGGGTCGTGGTCGTTTTGTCCACGACACCCAAGGCGATGCTGTCCTCCACCCAGTCAAACTTCCGCTGCCCAAACCTGTGAATGATGTCCTCGTAGTGCAGGAGGGGCTTGTTGACCACCTCGATCTCGTCCCCATTAAGGGCAAGGTACTGGAGGGTGAAGAAGACCCCGTCGTCATACCCAGCGATGTCCTGCAATGGCACATTGTCCAGGAACGTGAAGGGGCTGGGAGGAACACTCTCGGACAGGATGATGTTCTCGACCCGGTCGACTGCGGCGTAGTCCGGGGTGGCACTGCTGCGGTCCATGTTGGAGGGGCTGCGAGGGAGTCCCAAAGTGACCCCTGAGTCAGGAAGCCAGTTCTGGACCCCGTTCACGGCACGCCACCCAGGCATAAGGCCCAAGGCAGTGCAACCGGAAAGATCCTTTTCCCCGTCCGTCCCGAAACCGATCTCCACCGAGGTCGCTCCTCGGATTGCAACACGACCGCTCACAGCGGTGGCCGTCCCGGCGGGAGGCAACGGAAGAGTGTCAGACTGAAGGGATGCGGCGACCATCTCGGGTGTGAAATAACTGTTGTTAGGGTAGGCTGCCAACAGCAGAGTGGGTGTCCACAGGTATGCCGTACCGTCCACGGCATAGTAGAACACCTCATCACCAGTGAACCTGAAGATGTCCCGTCCCCTGGAGTAGACCACAGCGTCCGTAGTGAAGGTCGCTGGAGTCAGTGACGACTGAAGGAAGTAGACAGCGTTATCCCCGAAGCTCTTCCGATCACTTCGGCCCAGCACCACCAGAGATCCCTCTACACCCCGTTCCCTTGCTACATAGGCTTTGCTGGCCTTGACCTTGAAGCCCATGGTCGGGAGGTCAGCCTCCAGAGTCACCTCCTCCAACGTGATGATGGCCCCTTCACGGGAGAACAAGATGGATTCTCCAACCCCGTCGTCTACCTGACGGATCCGACCCAAGTTCTGTGCCCCGATGGTGTCGCCCCCCGGACGTACCGTGGCTGCAACACCGGGCTGGGAGGGAAGACCCCCTGTACCGTCCGGGGCGTCGAGGATGCCCGAAACCCCGAGTCCTCTTCGGGGGTCGTCCAGCGCAAACTCGGTGGGCAGTTCTACTGCGTCCGGGATGTACAACGGGTCATCCTGTGCCGTAGCCACAGCGCCCGCTTCATCCACGAGTGCCACAGGAGCACGAGTAGGCTGGGGCTGGCTGTTAAGAGCCACCCCCTTGTAAATGACGTCCTCTCCCAGGAAGTACTTGTCAAACAGGGGGGTTGAGGGATCAGCCCGCTGTACGTCTTCGGGGGCAAAACGCAACTTCCCGGTCGAAAGAGACACGGCAACCGTACCGGGGTCCACTGTGTTGATTGATGCCAGAGCCGCATCAGTGGTGACCAAAATAGGGGTCAGAGGATTCCGACTCCCAAAATGGATGAAGGGGTGATCAGTCGGACCAGGGATCGGGGCCAAGTACAGGGGTGTGGCATCTGCAAGCCGCATCGGACCCACGATTCCGTCCGAGGTTGGGCTGTAGCCCTTGTAGGAGTACCAGATGGTCTCACCAGCATGGGCCGTCGCAAATTCCGGGTTAAAAGCGAGCTTCCCACCCGTCTGACCCATTACAGCATTGCAAGGGTTTGCTGCGAAGTCATAGTCCTCGAAGTCACTGTCTGCCACCACACGGACAGACCCCACAGGCGTCCCTGTGGCCCCCGGTACGGACCCCACCCGGATCATCGAGTACTGGTCAGGGGCTGCCGAAGAACCCGGTAGGAAGGTCCCCACGGGCAGGTTGTTGACCTTAGGGCTCATCGTGTAATCCAGGTCTAGCACCATTGCACCCAGATTCTTGACTGCCGTGCCCTTGTATGGTGCCCAACGCCGAGCCTGTCCGTCCCACCCGAACCGGGTCTCGTAGCGGTCGTTCCTCGTCCACCAGAAGCGGGACGACGCCAGTGTGTAGTGGACGGCCACCACGTAGTCCCCTCTGCGAAGGGACAGGCCCCCGGCGAGAGCGGTCTGCTGTACGTCCGTGAGATAGGCCATCCCAAGGGTCGGACTCTGCTCGTCGGCCTCGAAATAGAGGGTGACGTAGGGGGCGTTGCCCTTACGGGGCTGGCCCCCCGGATGGTTGGCTGGGTTCACATCGTCAGGATCGATCCAACCGTCATCGTCGTAGTCCTGATCGCCCCGAGCGACAACAACCGCCAGGATGCGACTGAGGCTCCTGTTCCCCTCGTCCGTAACCACAAGGTGGGCTGCCCCATCCGTCCAAGTCTCACCCGCTACGACGTCGGTCACGCTCAGGGTACCCGTGGGGTATGTCGCTGTTCCCGTTTCCAGCCACCAAGATGGGTCATCCACCCATGACAGGGATGCCGTGTTCTGCGCCCATACCAGATACTCAACCGGAGTTGTGCCCGGTGCATCTAGGATTCCGGCCCTGTACTTATCAGCCGCTGCGTCCACAAAGGTCGGAGGCTCACCCAGGGGTGACCCGACCTTTAATGTGTATGCCGTGGGGACAGAGCGTGGATCACGGATGACCCCCGTGACGGGCTCCCCTGAGGTAACAGCGTTACTGGGAGCGATCCGTGCCCCCCGCAATACATGACCGTCGAAACTGAAACCCATTACACCACCACCGAGTTCGTAGTGCCAGGGACAGGAACTCCCGCCACAACGGGGGGAGTCGCAGGCAGCGTCACAGAGGCCGTCCCGACTCCCAACAGAAGCAACGAGGCTATCCCGATCCCAAGACCTTGAGCCATCATCGAAAGTGCCGCTCCAGCACCAAGCGAGGCCCTTAAGGTACCCTGTAAGATACCCACCAGAGCAGGACCGTTCGCCACGATGACCTTAGAGACATCCTGCCCCACGCTAATCCCAGCAGCGACACCGGAATACTGTCCATAACTGCTAAATCCTTGCGAGATCCCCATGGTCACCGCCGTCGCCAGAGAGAGGGACAAAGGCCCCTGCATCCCCGCTCCTGATAGGGCAGATACCACCACGTCCACAGTCGGAGGAACGACCAGTTTGCTGCTCGCAGCCTCGATCACACCCATACCGGGCTGTCCCGTAGCCACCCCTTTGAGCGCCAAGTTCGTCGGTTGGTTGATGCCCCACTGGATCACGCCCGAAGCAATCCCCTGTGCGAGACCATCATAAGGAACACCCCCGAAGGGGAAACCACCCGAAGCCCTATTCTGGGCCAGGGTCTGGTAGAGCTGGTTTGGGGTCAGGGCCATATCAGTCCCTTCGGGCACTGTGCGTTACAACAGCTTTACACAAGAAAACCAATTCAGCCTGGGCCATATCCCACTTCATCTGTTGCACCCGTTTCTCTACCCATTGGATGTTATCTATCTCGTAACCCTTAGTGCTGTCGATGCGGTCAAGCGATGCATTCCCGCTTGACCGAACGCCAATCCTGTCAAAGGTCAGTGCAAATCCCGTTAGGGCACATCTTCCGTTTTGCCTCTGATAAAGCTGCCAAATCTCCTGGTGTGTGACAGTGACGGACAATCCTCGTTGCTCCGCCCCTGCCAGGATTTGCTTCCAAAAACAACCGGAAATTTCACCGACACCTTTCCAGTTGTGCGCCCGTTTGCCTTTGTTCGACTTCCCCATGGAAACGGCATTATCGTGGTGAAGACAACCACAACTACGTGTGATGCCAGTACGAAGGCGATTCAGTGGCACAGTGGTGGGGTGACCACAATCACAGAGGCAGTCCCATTGAGTACCACCCTCCCGTGTATTGTTCCTGTTTCTGCCGGTCACAGTGAGTCGCCCAAACCTTTGTCCCAACATAGACGTTTCGGAAGTAACCCCGTGTGAAACCCCCCGAAGACACCCGCAACTACGGGTGTGTCCCGACATCATTTTGTGCAGGACTTTGACCACGACGGTGCCACAGTCGCAGAGGCATTGCACCTGAGTTTGCCCATGGGGGGCACGAGGGGCATCACCAGTGATCACCAAACGCCCGTACCGCTGACCGACTTGGAAAGTTGCTCGCTTTGGCATTTCCGCCCCCAACCCTATCTTCCCTATACCAGAAGGACAAATAGGCTAACTAGCGATCAGATGGCCCTTGGCCCCGATACCCCAAGTTCCGAACGGCAGCCCCGTGAAGGGTTCCAGAGAACCGGCGCAGAGAATTGGGCCACTGTCCGTTCCAAAAATCGGCCCTGCCAGCAACACGCCCGAGGATCCTCTCACAGTCGCCACCCCCGCAGTCGCTACAAGGAAAGCAGCCGCCGTGCCTGTCATTGTTGCCGTGCCCGCCGAGGCCGTAAGGGAGAGGGGGCCAACACTTGCCGTGGCGTTGATCCCAGCAGGGCTCATCGTCAAGGTGCTGGTAGCAGCCTTGGCCTTCCACACACCCACCAGGGTCTCATAGGTCATGTTACCGACTTTGATGGAAGTCTTGTGATTCCCCAGGTTGAAGGTTTCCTCACGATCCCCCGCCACATAGGTCACCTTCTCACAGACGAAACCTGGCACCGTAGGGGCGTAAGTCCGCTCGTGGAGGGGGAAATTCGTGGGGAGACCGTACTTGGGACCACCGTAGGACTCCTGGCATTTCCCACCCACAGTGATCTGGAAGTTTTCGGAGGAAATGGATGTCCTCTTGACTCCGTCGAGGCTCAAATCCTCATGCCCAGTGATCTGCACGGAGGTCGCACTGACCTCGGTCTGGTGCCCATGGATGAGCACCTTTTTGCCCGCAAGGAGGCGAAGGTTGGTTCGGGCCTCAATGTCTACCGCAGGAACGTCCCCTGCGCCCCGCCCCGTGCCCAACACGGCCTCCATCTCAGCTTCGTGTGACTTGATAGGTCCCCCACCGAAAATGCGAACTGAGCCCTCCTGCGCCGTGAAGGCCAGGCTGTTCGTTCCAGTGGTTCCGAACTCGGTGTGCCCATCGAGCAGCAGTTGGAACTTTCCTGCAACGCCCAATTTGAGGCCACCCCTCAGGAACGCTTCCACTGCGTTGCCTTTCGGGTCGCCTCCGATGCTGGCCCTGAGTTGCCCTTGCTTGTTGTAGGACACGAACGTCTCGGACACACCTCCAGTAGGGGGTGTCAACCGGAACAGCGTAGCGGCTTGCTCCAAGATGGGGGTTGAACTGGCCCCACCCCCAACGAATGTAATGTTGGCAGGTTCTATCCCTGGTGCGGGAGTGTCCCCGTCAAAAACGGAGGCCACCAGAGGAAGCCCGTAGCTCTTCCTCCCGGCAATTGAGAAAGGGTCGTTCCCGACCACGGATCCCAGCACCCACTCTATGTACGGAGCGTTGACGTTCGGTGTCGTGGACCCCGTCTTCGGGTCGTTCTCCGGGATCCGGTCTACATCGAGCATGTCCGTCTGCTCGGTGACGGGCAAAATCCCATCCGAGGTGTGGGTAACCTCAATACGGTACTCCGTCAACGTCCGGGCATCCGGGTTGGTGACAGCATTTCCCTTGCTCTGATTGGACACACGGAACAGGGACTTCGCCCCGTAGATTGCATCGGTTTTATGCTTATCATCTACGACCTGCCCGAATTCGTTGATGAAACCCCCGTACCGAAGAAACTGGAGGGGATCCAGGTACGGGTCCGGGGCAAGATAGCTTCGAGTGAGCGTCGAATCCTCAGTGCTCTTAGCCAAGTTCGCTGATGGTGTCAGGAACCCCTGGGTTTCACTCAGACTTGAGGGGAGTGACTTGTCCGTCAGTGGGCGTCCCAGCCCCGCCTGAAGTCCATCATCCCAGATCTTTCCATCGGACACCATGGTGGGAGGAAGGAATGTGGCATCCCGCTGCACCATCCCGGCGTAGACACGGGCACCAGCCAGCGCTTGGAAACTCTGCAACGCCCGGAGTACGGCAGCCTGGTCCTGGTCCCGTAGGCGGAACTCGTTCCCCCGCCTGTTGGACAGTGTCACACTCTCATCCAGCACAAGGTCTGAACCCTGGGCAGAGGAGCCTACGATGTTGCCGGGTTGGATGTGCCGGAGCTTGTGCCGGGTGCGATCATAGGAACCCTCCCAGAATTTCTCTTCTCCCGGTCCCAGTTCGTATTCGTCGGCGGTCGTTTCCGCCGTTGTTACCCAGTTCCGGCCTGGCCAGATGCCCGGAACCATCCAACCCAGAATCACAGGAGTCTTGGTACTCTCCCCCACGTCCGATGTGGCACTCTCCTGCACCATCCAACCGATGATGCAGAAATCCCCGATCTGGGGCATCGCCCCGAGGAAGTGGCGGGCACCGGCCCCTGGGAAGGTAAGGGGAACAGGCACACGCTCATAGGTGCCCGAGGCACCCGCTACGGTACGGAGCGTAGCGAGGTGGCCCTCGTAGTCCAAGTTAGTGACCTTGGCGATCCCCAACCCGTAATTCTGGTCAGGGGAAGCCTTCTTCAGATCCTGCTGGGCCTTCGTGGTTGTGGACCGCATCTGCCCACGGGTAACAGAGGGGGCACCACCTGGACGTCTGGAACTGGTGTCTGATGGGGCCATTAGTTCTCCTCACCCGTGAAAGCGTCTACTACGCCCTCGTTGGCCTGACCGATGACGTTTTTGCTAGTGCTTTTCAGGTTGTCCGCCGCTGCCTTCTGCTGGGCGGCGAAGTCCTCATAGGTCTTTTTAAGATCCTTGATGGTCCTCACGACACTGCTGGGCTTCATGTCCGGAAGGGAACCCCGCAGAGCCTCCTGGGACATCTCCCAATCCAAGGCCGGACCCATCGATGAGGACATCAGCAATCTGGTCACATCATCCAGTCCCTGTTCCCCCAAGGCCAACGGCAACGGGGAACTAGTCGGGGATCCGGGAGTGTCCACCTGGATAAAATCAGCATGCCCCGCAATGTCCAACAGGATGTCAGCCTCCGCTGCCTTACAGGTGCAGGTCGTCGTCTTGAGTCCTGATGTCAGTTCAGCCAGTGAATACCCAGCATTCACCAACGGGATCTTGTGGACCCCATCCTTGGCCTTGTCCGTCAGGAAGTTGATAAGATTGATCTGTAGCTCCGTGGGGTCACCAGTCGTTCGGGCCAACCCCAGGTCCAGGATCTGCTCATCCGTCAAGTTGTCTCGGAGGCTTTGCAAAACCTTGCGCTCAACCTCCTTCACGGAATCATCACCTTTACCCAGGGTGATGACGTCTACAATGTCCTCCACCAGATCTTGGCTCAACAGGGAGAGAGGGTCCTGCCTGGTCAACTGATCCAGGACACCACCGGGGTCTGTGTCCACGTCCCGCCCGTAACGATAGGAGCCGATCACGGTGTAGCCACGAGCGTCGGACACGGGGAACACAGGAGGGTACGCTAACACCGTGATGGGTGTCCTGACCGTCCATGATTCAGAAAACTTCTTGGGGACCGTGTCACCGTAGGGACCGGCCAAAGTTTTCACAAAAAGGTCCAATCTCTCCATTGTGGTCTGGTGGCTGGTTTCTTGGGCTACGGTGCTCTCCAACCACTGGTCCTTAATGGCTCGCACCTGCTCCTGCACATTCCCAGCGAACCACTGAGCCACGTTCTTCCACACATCGATGGAATTCCTGGTAGAGGAACCCCGAAACAATTTCTTGGAGGCACTGGGGTTGTCCGCCAGTTTGTAGGTGCTGAGTGGGGTGGTACTTGGCCACACGGCACCAAAGGCATAAAAAGCGTCGGGAATCACAACAAATGTGGAAAGATCTGCAATCGGCGCTGTGCCATGAGCGTTTGCTGCAAGAGCAGCCAGCACGAGACCCGTACTATTGAATAGGGTCAACCACACCGAGAACAGGCTTTGCGGTGTTTGCTCCAGAGTCGCTTTGGCAGCCAGGGTCACAATCTGACTTTCCACCTTGGAAAGGAACCCGCCCCCAAACTCCAAACTCCAGGAACGCTTTATAGTCTTGGACTTCCCCCGTGACAATGTGACCTCTACGGGACTAAACATCATCTCCCGGATCTCGTTGGTAGGAACGAACTCACCCCCCGCTATCCTGTTGGTCAACACCTTGATCCCCCAGATGGGAACTCGTGCCCCCAACTGCGCCTGGGGCAGTACCCCATTAGGCTGGATCTCGATCTCATTGGAGGGCAGGAACGTCGGCACGGGCAGTGTTTTCCCCGCCATGTCATTGGGCGTCAGTGTATCGCTGCTAGTTCCGGTGTCCGTTTTTTTGATCTTCTTTACGGGTTGCCCTTGGTACTCTTTCTGAGGATGTGACGCCGAGTAGTAACGGTACATCCCAGGCAGTGAACCATTGGAAAGAGACGCCTTCTTGTCCCCCAACAGGTCCAGGAGGGTCGTGGTGGCGTTGGGATCCTTGTAGGCTGTCCCGAACTGTGCGTCCTTGAGGAACCGATTCCCTGTCCTTCGGATAAGCTCCACGAAATAGCCTACCGAGGCGGTGTCGGATGAGTCCCCCAGGCTTTCATCAAAGGCAGTTATTGCTGAGTCGAACTGGGCTCTGACTTTAGCAACCTTGGCCTCAGCCGCAGTCACCGCTGCCTGTGCCTTTGTTTTGTCCTTCGCAGTGGACTGCACATCGTTTTTGTTCAAATCAGACTGTTTATTTTGGGCCACTCCCAGTGCCCTGTTGGCTTTTTCAAAGTCCTTCCGCAATTGTACCTGGTTTATTGTGAACTTTGCCTGCCTGTCCTGATACATTGCAGCAACCACCTTGATGGGGATCCCCCCCAGCTCATTTGGTTGCGACGGGTCCGTGGGGTACCAGAAACTGATTGTGTTCCCATCATCAGCGGACATCGTGAACAGCGGTCCTGGATTTCCCTTATCCGTCACCGTGAGGATGTTGAGATCCACCCCCATCTTGAGAAGCCCAAAGAGAGACTGGTAGGAGTCCAAGGAGTCGATATCGGATCCAACAAGGAAGAACAACGGATTGAACTGTTCCGGGTCAAGGGCCATCACCACGTTGGGGAACCCCGACAACTGTGGTCTCCCGTCCTTTCCCTGTACCTCAAGCGGAGTGGGTGGGAAGGCTGGATAATCCAACTTAATAGCATCGATGCCGGACAACACGGGGTTCGTCCCCAGGGTCTCCACTTGCGCTGGATCCCCCGGAGCATAGAACTTGGCCCGCTTCCCAATAAGTTGTAGCGTGGTGGTACACTGGCCACCCACCTGATAGGCGTGAGCGAAACTGTTGCAGTAGTAGAAACAGTCCAGATAGGGGATGTACACGGGATACCCAGGACGCAACTCAGGACGCATCGGGATCGTTACCGAAGCGGAGTTGGCAGGAGCGTTCATTATGTCCATGCGGTTGATGGCGGAGAAGAACATCGACTTGGTGTCATTGAAATACGCCGTTTCATAATTTCCTGGACGCCACCCAAATTGTGCGACCAAACGGTAGTCGATATACTGGCCCTGAACCCCCCACTCCCCCTCGACCCCATGCCCCACGATGTTTTTGGTGAACGTCCCCTTCACGGTCATGTAGGTGACCTGGGGTTCCTTCTCGTCAAAGTTGATGGAGATGATGTCGATGTCCTCCAGCCGGTACACACGACTGCCGGAGGTGTCCAGATTGTACATTGGGGGCTTGAAGACGAAGTCCCCATCCACATCCTGGTAGAACTCGAACCCCGTGACCTCACACACCTTCTGTGCGATGTCCAGTTTGGACTCGTAGGTGCTCTCGAAAAGCTGCACCTGGCCCCATTGGGAGATGTTGTTCACGAAAGCAATCATTTCGGCCAGGTTCAACTCGAATGACGGAGTAGGAGAATCAGGGTTGTTCGGGTTCGATCGTGCGAACTTCAGGGCCTCAATCATCTGCTTCCGGCGGTCCTCGCTAGAAGGTCTCAGCAGCCCTAATGTCAATGCAGCAGAAAAAATGTCACCCGACCGACTTGTACCCTTGTCCTGGAAGCGACTTTTCAGTAACCGGGTAAGCTCTGAACCCTTAAGACGACTCAGGAAGGTGGCCTGTGCCGAGTTGAACAACGACCCTGAAGCACCGTGGAGACGGAGCTTCGTTTCCCGCTGATTGAAACGGTGCTGCCAGTATCTCAGGTTCAAACTGAAAAGGCTCTCCCCCGTAATTGGTGAACGAGCAGTCTGGTTCGTCTTCTTGGACAAAGCATAGGCGACACCACCAGCCGCCCCAGCGGTGTCATTGTGCAGCGTGTACATGATCTCGTAGGGGTGCATCCCCGTGAAATTGTGCCCAACCATGGACACACGGGCTTTAGAGTTTTGAGGGCGTGCCCCGAAGAGGGAAGCATTGGTGCTCATCTGGTGATACTGCCAGAAATGGAGCATTGAGGCGCACTGGATGGTGATGTTCTGTGATCCAGCGCTCCAGGAGTGTGCCACCGACGTCACCACCCCGTGGAAGGTGTGGTAGTAGGGGTAGGCCAACATGTTCTCAAGCTCAACCCCGGACAATCCGGCCTCGTTCACCAAAGAGTCACCCCACGACACATCCGAGGGGTTGACGGTGGACCCCGGTGTGGGTGTCACAACAGGGGCTGAGACCGGCTCAGAACCCGGTGCATAATCGTCAGTAGTCACCCCTGCTGCCTCGCCCTTCCAGTATGCCAGGTGATCCTTAAACTCCCCAATAGTTTTAGCACGCTGTTCTGCGGGTGCATTGGAACCATCAAGACCGACGTTTTTCCCCCTCCACAACTCCCCAGCCCACAGATCCGTCAACGTGTCAGAATCCTTGCCCTTCATGGCGTTCTGGTATGTGTAAGCCATCGTCCAGGTAGCCAACCGGGGGTCAATCAAATCGGAATGTTCCCAAGTGATCCGGGGATCTTCGGCAAAGTTGTCAAACCACTTACTTAAAACCTGAGTGGACCCGAAAGCCGTGTTAGTGTCCGGTTCCGTTTCCGAATCCTTCTTCTCTTGATTCCGACCCGCTGGCAGGATTTTGCTCTCCCGCATCAGATTGCCCAGCAGCCACTCTAGGGGAACCCCCGTTTCCTCGGACGCTGCCATCGCAATGTAGAGAACCCGTTCCCGAGGAAAATCTTGGATTGTCTGAGGCCCCTCCAAGGCCCACAGTTGATCCAACTGCGCTGCGTAAGCCTCCAGTTGGACATTCTTTTTCAGGTCCACCCCAGGAATGAGGATCGGTGTCTCGCCCAGGGTGGACTCCATGTGCCCGCTGTACGTGGTGTTGCTGTAGTCGATGTTAGACTCACCCGAGGCTTCAAACGTGATCTCGGGGTTGTTCATGGCTGTTCCCAGATTGGAATACAGCCCCTTCACAGGGAAGTACCCCCGCATGTAGATGTGAACCTCCAACCCTGGGTGCAGGAGGAACTGGGCATCACGAGCGAACGAATCTATGTGGTGGACCGGAACGCTCAATGTAAAGTTACCTGACGCCCCCGCTGCGTCACAACCAGCGTCCACTGACACCGATGTCACAAACTGCTGGATGTTGATTGCGCTATGGCACTTCTGGCAACCAGGAAGAGAGATGTCCCCGTTGATGTACACGAGGGCATCAGGTGTGTGCTGGACAACTTTGCGCTGGCCCAACCTCCAGGTGCCAACATAAGGTCTGTGCATTAAGCCCATCCGTTACCTCAGTCCAAAAGGCCCGGAAAACTGCGTGGCCTCTGTCGTCACGATACGTTGCCCAAGGGGTTCATTAACTTTGGGGTCCTCAAAACCACCGGAACCCACAGGAGTCCCACCAGTGCCTCCTCCTGACTTGGTGAACCCCGTTCCTTTTTCCAAGGGGGACTCCAAACCACCAGGCACCAAAACCCCGAAATCATCTCCGGTGGCAATGTGTCCCTGAGTTGTCACCCGAGGCTTCCCATCAGGACCTAACCCAACCGAGTAATTTCCTGGCTGGTTCTGGGCCTGATTTGCTTCTCCATAGTACCGAGGATCACTTGGACTGAGCGTCGGGGACTTCATGGGCATGACTACGAAAGGCTGCTGTGCCATATCCGCCATTGCCGACACGGTGAATTCAATGGAAAACTCCACACCACCAAGCTCATTACCCTCATCATAGGTCCAGTTGAAACTCTCGATGTGTCCATAGTAGACCCACTGGTCATAATGAATCGACAAGGCCCCAACGAAATGGTGGGCGTTGGACTTGCCAATGGTGTCATAGATATACCCGTTGCTCTTGTAGAGGTGAAAAGCGTTCATCAGGTTCTGCCAGGAAAGGGAGTCCCGCTTGCTGGCGTACTGGACCCCCCGGCCCCCGGACACAAAGGCACCGCAACGAGCCGAGATGGAAAGCGTCGGCTGCTCCTCGCCCCAGGCATGGAATACGAACCCGTACCGGGTCCGCTCCTGGAACTGTTGGATCTTCGTGTAATCCATAGAAAGAGACGCAGGGTTGATGAGCATCACCAGCGGTGGGATCTGCATGATCCCTGAAACCTGTCGGGCGATATCAACCGCCGCCAGCATATCAGCGATGGCGGGTTCTCCAAGGTTCGTTTGGCTTGTGGTGGGCTGGACCTCCCCCCAGGTCAGATGCTCCTTCTGGGAGTTGGCCTGAATGAAACCCTGGAGGGATCCAGTCTTCCCGTTGACTCCTACAGCCAAGGCAGACTGAGCCACCGCTGTCCGAGCGGCCTCGTAACCCTTGTAGCCCGACATTGCATTGGCAAAGGCATCCAGGCTGATGTTGTTCCCCTGTCTTGCCAGAAATCCACCGTCCTCACCGAAAGGCAGCGGGGGTTCCACCTGGAACATGAAGGGGGACAACTGACGAAGAAGCGCCTGAGACGCCTCGGGGGAGGGCAGCAACGAGTTCTCTACCTCGATCCCCACCTCGGGGCCGACCTGAAGGGGCAGGAACTCAGCGGGTGCAGGCGGAGTCTTTACTGATTGGGCCACCAGTTCGTCCCTGCTGCGATTGTACAGGTTCAGCCTGTCCCCAGGGTCAGTACTGCCGAAGCGGTCGCTAGGGTCCAAGCCCCCTAAATGATCCTCATAGTCCTGCTGGAGAGCACCCAGGTTCTCCTGTGTGGAAAGGCCAGGATCATCAGGAACTGCGGCGTCAGGCTTGGCCGGATCGTACACCTGAGCCTGTGGGGGTGCCGGTGCCTTTGGCTTAGACCCTGATCCCGACTTTGCAGTAGTGCTTCCAGGGATTGACTGAGCCTGTGAGTTGTCTGGGAATTCCTCATGATGGAAAACCCCGGAATCTTCCTGCCACCACTCCTTTACCAGCGCCCATCCCTTTTTCGCTAACTCCTTCTGTTCCTTCTTGTAAGCCTCATTTCGCTGCTTGACCAATGTGTCCTGGTAGTCTCGTTGCTCTAGCTCATCAGCCAATGCCCATGGGTCATCAAAAGGCATGCGCCCCCCTACCCGACCAGGCCGGGAACACGAGACCGGAAGCGTAGCACCTCTCGGTCAATCGTGAAGTTCGCCGTAAGCTGAAACTGGAATGGTTCCGCAGCGTCCTCTGACACAGTAAAGGCAGAGAACCAACCCAGATGGACACCCCCGTCGAAGGTCACCTTGATGATACCCTGGAACACGATTTTACCAGCAACGTCGTAGATGCTTCCGTTGTTGTGGAACAGGGCCAACAGGTCTAGATACTTGTCGTAGGCAATGGTCTCCCGCCGGGTGCCTCCGGTGTCAAAACTTCCGGGGCCACCTGTGATGTTGGACAACCCAGAGTAAGCCCGCATGAAGCCACCCGTGACCATGTTGAAATTGATGGTTCGGGCACCCTCCCCCCAGTGCTGCTCTACGAAACCCCCTCGGGTCTGGATGCGCTCGATCTGTTTGGCGTAATTGAACTCCACGGACTGAGGGGGGACGTGAAGGAGGAGCTTCAGGCTCTCGGGTAGGATGCTGGTCTCCATGTCCGGGCCGAGGATGTCAAAAACAAAAGGCCGGACGGCAAGGCTCGGGTCAAACTCATCCTGTGCCGACTTGAATGCCGACCTGAAAATGGGACTCGTTTTGCCTGAACCTAGTGCCATCTTAACTCAACAGCCCCGCATCCTGTGCCCTGGTGATCATGCTCAGAACCCCTGGACCTTCACCGTAGAGATGGAAAGTATTCGACCCCTTACCGCCGCCTTTACCCGCTTGACTCAAGGCCCCACCAGGCTTCGAGAAGACCCCCACGTCGTTAGCGTCCACCCGCTGGGCAAACTTGATGCCGCCCCGACCCACCTGCATGACAAAGTCCTCAGCCTTGGGTTTGTCCAGCCACTCATTCAACTGCAAAGCAGCAGCGGGGGAAAGAGATTCTGAATCGCCCAGGTCTCGGAGGATCAGTGCCGCTCGATCCTTCAGCCCTGCCTGCGACCCCACCCCCTTGCCACTAACGAGCGCCTCCGCTCCACCCTCAGCCGAGGTCTTACTCATCCCTGTCTGCCGCAGGTAACTGGTGATGTTTTCTACTTGCTCTTTCCGTTTGTCAGCCCTGCCCTGCTTCACAATCTCCGTGGCCAGTTCTGCGGCACGGGACTTGGCGTAACCCTTAGTGAAGAACTTGTCATCAGCGACCTCCAGCACTCTCGTTTGATCCTTGAGGGTCTGGTTCTGCTTCGCTGTGTCGGCTTCCATTTGGGAGATGATGTCCTCGGTGTTCGCTTTTTGAACATCCTCCCAAGCTTCCTCCATCTGCGAAGGCATATAATACGTGCCGTCAATCGTCTGCCCCTCCGAAGTATCCGGTTTGGCAAAAGTTCCGCCACCGGTCTCCGCCGTCATCTTCCTTTTTGTCCAGTACTGAGCAAGCTGGGTACGTTTGTCGAGTCGCCTCTCTGCTACATCGGCAGCATCCCGAGTTGTTGGGTAGGGCTTCGCTGCTTGGGCCACCTCAGAAGCCTTCGCAGCCGCAGCCAAGGCTTCCTTCATTCCGGCCTTTCGGGCACTGGTAGGGATGGCTCGTGTCTGTGTTGCGTCTGGAGCGCCCAAATGAAGTTGTGACCTCACCTCCTCTTCGGTACGGCCAGGTGTGAAAAGCCCTCGTGACGTCTGTCGAGACAACGTTCGAAGATCCTTGTCCAGGACGGCAGCCTTTGTCCTTTGTCGGGTAAGCGTCATTTCGGCGGCACCAATCTTGGCCCGCAACGCATCCTTCCCCTCAGCAGTTTCTGTAGGGATTTCGGACTGCCACTTCGAAATCTTTTTTGACAACTCTCCTTGCTCGTCCCGGTTCTTCTCCAGTTCCTTGTTTATCTTATCAGACACGGCACCACGAACGGCCTTATCATCTCCACCGCCAAGCCAATTGACGATGTCCTCAACACCATGATGGATCTTCTCCAGCCAGTATTCGACACCTTGCTCCAGGACTTTAGCGATCTCAGTGGTGTTGCGGGCAATGTCCTGGGCCAATTGGATGTCCGGGGCCAGTCCATCCTTAGCCGCCTGGGCAAAAATGTCACCCTGGCCCTGGATGTAATCCGCCATGTTATCCAGTTTCTCACCCCATTGGATGGTACCATTCTCTGCCAAGTGCGCTGAGTACACAGCGCCATCCTTGACAGCAGCACCGTATGCCTTGATCTGGTCCTCCATATCGTCTCTAGAAAGCTGCTGCCCCTCTTTTGCCTGCTTGTCTAGTTTTTCCCAGTTGCCATGCATCGTGCGGTCAATCCGAATCAACTGCTGAAGCGACTCACCAGTAATCCCTGACATCTTCTCAAAGGCGATGAGCTGTTTTAGCCCCATCTCGTGGAGGGGTTTACCAATGAAGGACTGACCTTGAGCCAACGTCATCGCCAGCTTGCCACCTATGTCTAAACCCCCCAGGGCCTTGGCCATCGCAAACTCATCACCACCTACGCCCCCAGCAACCTGTTGTAGATTAGTCAACTGCCGAACCAGATCTTCATTCCCGCTCAAAGCAGCGTCAGTCAACAAATCCGTCAGTTTGTCCTCCGACATTTTACTGAGTTTGTCTACCAATTCGTCCGCCGCCGCTGCCCTGTGGGCCTTAGACATCTTGGCTAGATTTGTGGGATCCAGATCGACCCCAATCCCCTTAAGGAGACCAGCAACCTCAGCACCACCCGCTGCAGACTGATTAATCAATTTCTCCATGAAATCTCGGGAAATGTCCTCGGCAGAACCACCGATGATCTGCTGCGTTTTTCTTGCACCTGTTGTTTTCACCCGAACAATCCTATCCGTCATCGACTCGTCAGTGAAACCCTTCGTCAGGCCCTGGATATACTCACCAGCCTTGGAGGCACCCAGGATTTTGCCGAGCGTCATAAGCATCCCAGCAGTTTCATTCAATCGGACATTGTACATGGACATGCCGGAGGTGGCCTGTAACACCATTCCGTAGAACCGTTTAATCCCGAAACCCGAGTCTCGGGCTGCGATATGAATAGCGCTCAACCCCTCCTGCACCGTTTTGAAATCAGCGCCCAACTCCTCCATCCAGGTAGCAATGTTCCCCGCCATGACCTGAGTCCCCTGCCCGAATAGCTTGGAGTAGACCATGGTCAATTGGGTAGCGTCCCGAAGCTTCTCCATCTCCTCCCGAACGTTTTTGACGTTGCCCCGGATCTCCCGGAAAGTCAGACCGGCCTCAGCGTAGGCTCCCAACACCTCCAGGTGGTCCTTGGCTGTGGTGCCCCAGATCCGATTAAAGTCGGAAGCTAAGGTGAAGGTTTCTCGGACATGACCAAGTTGTGTGTCTAACTCCCCGAACTTACCCGTCAACTCCCCTGCCGCCACCCCCGACTCTAGAATAGTGTGGTGCAACTCCTTGGCATGGGAGTCTACCATCAGAAGGATAGCCACTATGGCAGCGAACCCCGCAGCGATACTCCCGATGGCGATGAGAGCCGGACCAAGCTGGGCGAGGATTTTGCCTACCCCCCCCATAGCGCCACCGTCCTTGCCCTTCTTCACCATTCCCTCACCAGCCTTCTGTGTGAGGGTACCTAACTGAGTCAACGGACCTTTCATCATCCGAGAGAGATCCTTCGACGTCAGATCCTCGAAGGCACTTTGGATCTCGGTCCCAAATTTCTCCCCCAGCTCTCCCGCTTTCCTGGTGACCGCCTGGGAGGACATGACCTTCTCAAGCGACTTGGTGCGCCGCTTCTGGATGAGGCCCTCCTGCCGAAGTTCCTTCTTGAAGTTCTTTTCAAGCAGTCCTGTTCGGACTTTGTGCTCATCCAGTTGAAGCTGAAGCCGGGCCTTCCTTTCCACCGAGAAGTTCTTGGTCCTAAGTGCCGTTTCGATGGCCACAACCTTACGAGCGGACATCTCCAGTTCCTTGTACTGCCCCTTCATTGCCGTGGCGATCTTGGTGGCCATGTTTTTGGTCATTGTGGTAGTAGCCTCAGCAACCACCTTCACCAACCCGGTCTTAAACGGCTTCAACCCCTTCAGGTCAGGGTCAATCATAACTCTGAGGGCGGTGTCGTTCGCTTGTGCCATCAGCTTTCAGTCTCCTCAGTCGTGAACGGCACCCTGCGATTGGCCAGGGTTTCCGTCAGATCCCTTCCCTCCGCCGGTTCAAGCCGTCCACTTTCCGGCTTCAGCACACCCGAGTCGGGATCCCTCTCTAGATAGCGATTATAAAGGTAATCTCGGGAACCACCCTCGTCCATGATCTGTTTGACCCCCGGAGCGCCAGCCCCACGCCCCTTCAGAATCTCCTGCAGTTGTTCCGGTGTGTACCCCACCAAAGCCATTGGCGAATCCTCAGAGCCTGTACCCAATTCCCTCTCCTGTATAGCTCGCCTGCGTTCTGCCCTGACTCTTTTCTCCTGTTCATAGCGTTCTGTGACCTGTTTCTTGTAGGCGTTGACGATGGCATCGTGTTGGTCCTCATCCCCCACCACCCAACGGTACATCTCGTCCGCCAGATCATCCGGGGACTTACTGCCCAGCTTGGCTACAGGGGCGTCACCGTCAGTTTCTTCCCCCTTCGGTTTTATAAGGCCCAAGGTCTCATAGTAAAACCTGTCCTGTAGTTCCTGCCTTCGATCCTGCTCTTGTTGATGAGTTCGTTTGTCCCTTTCATCGATTTTTTTGACACCCTTGGGAGCTTGAGCCGATGTGGTCAGTTTGAAACCTTCCCACATCGTTTCGTCTCGTAGGCGCTGATCTTCAACGGAGTTAAAAAAGGCCCACATCCGTTGGACCCCGTTGGACCCCAGCGTTGAGGCACCCTCTATTCCCGAGTGGGCTGTGGGATGATGGCCCCCGTAACTCTTCCAAATGTAACGAGAAGAACCCTCATAACAAAAGGACTCCACTGCATGCAGAGCCTTCGTCTGACGGGCAAACAAGCCCAGCAACACCGAAAACAGTTTTGCTATAGCCTCAGAGGGGAGGTTACGAAGAACAGGAATGATAGCGGTTGCAGCGTTGGCCTCCCCCAACACCACCGCACCATTCACCACCCACACAGCCGAAGCCAAGGCCCACATCTTCCACTCGTTGTCTGACCCATACCCGACACGGGAACGAAGAAGAAACAAGTCCCCTGGCCCTAACGACCGGACAGCCAACTTAACTGAACCAACAGAAACAGAGTGGGTTAGAAAACCGGGGGAGATCAGCGTTTCGACGTCCTCATAAAGAGGCAGTCGTTGTTTCGGGGTAGACCTTGGGAGGGAGACATTCATCCACCACTCTCATCACTTCTGAGGGGGCTTGAACCGTGGATTCCCTGAACCTTTGGGCGCTGCGGCTTGATTGAGAGGAACACGTCCCCCCCGAGATCCTTTGGTCTGTGACAGTTCTTCCGTAGGCTGCATCTGGACAGCGGGCGCACCGTCCGGAGCCTTGCTCACCTTCAGTTGGGAATCGTCAAAGTCCTCCGGGTTGTAATCGGTGCTCGGAACATCCTGTGCGGCCCGATGAGGAGGTGGTCGCATCCCATGGGGCTGTTGCGGTACCTCCCCAGCCCGATGCTGCTCAATGGCCCGACGTCGGATTTCGATTAGACGCCGGTTCTCCGCATCCACCGCTGCGTCCATAGCCTCGGAATCTCCGGCATCCACAAAGGAATCCTCCTCGGGCAACGGCTCTGGTGCCCGAGCAACATCAGGAGCGGTCTCCGGGGGTGGAGTGGGTTCCGGGGGCGGTACTGCTACGTTAGGCTTCACAGCGCCGGGGGGAGGCGCAGAGGGGGGGAGGATAGACTGCCGGGGAACGGGGCTCTCGGACGGTGCAGGGGCCTCAGGGGGGACCTCCGCTCCTTCCTCAGAGGTAACGCCGACTCTCGCCGCCGCTGCCTGGTCTACATGTTCCCTATACTCGGCTTGATCCTGCACCCCCTGACGAGCCAAGGATTTGGCCAGCTTGGCAACCTGAGAGGAAACCCCGTCCTCCGCATCCTTGCCCTGCTTTTTCTTCTCCTCCTGAAGTGTCTTCAGACGTTGCTCGACCCTCTCTATCTCCGTACCCAAATCCGCAGGCTCAAAGGTAATGGCCGACTCGGCTCGGCGCTCCACCTTTTCCAGCAACTCACCATACTTACGAAAAATACTAATCCGAACTGTTCCAGTCCACTGAAGAAGCATTTTTCGCAAAGCCTGGACTTTGGGAAGTTTGACGGACTGGCCATTAGGAAGCTTCTCATCCGTCTCTACGACATCCACGTCCCGGAGATCCTGGTCCCCAACGGCAATGATGGCGTGGGAAAGAACTGCGACCTTGAATCGCTCCAGGTAGTCAGCAGTGGTCGAGATGTTCTCGTCTTCATCCCCTTGGATAGCCTCACCAGCATACCTCTGGACGTCGACCTCCTGTTCAGGTGTTAGCACCTGGAGAGTGATGTCCACACCTCCAACCGGGAAAGTCAGTTCCCCCTGTCCGATGTCCTTGATAGGAGCTAGAGCTTTCTCTAAGGCTTCAAAAGAGATCTGCATATTTCCCTCACGTCAATTCGCCCGTCAAAGGGCGTAGTCCTTAAGGGGAAACAGCAGGTGGTAGGCCATTGACAGCACACAATGAAACATCCGTGGACATTTGAACCCATCTCAATCTGACCACCTCCCGAGGGAGGGGAAAAAAGCACAACAGGAGCATCCACATCTGTCCATCGGCTTTGTTTAGGCCGCCAGGGACTGTTTCCTCATCTCATCATACCAACCCGTGCTCACACGGGCGGAGACACTAGATATCCAGGTTCAGATCGTAGGCGGACGCAGTGTCACCGCCACCGATGTTGCCGCCCGCCTGGGCAATCGTGTAGCCCTCTGAGGACTCAGCGAAACGGATGGACCCAAGCTGACCGATGGTGGGGTCGTTACCCGTGGCCAGGAACTCACCGTACACGGAGGCGAAGTCGTGAACATCAGAGATGGTCACGTCGCCGGTCTCCATAATCATCCCGGAGTCCTTAGCGAAGGTAGCAGACCAGGACGTGAACCAGCACGCCTCGTAGATGGTGATGACAGCGGAATGGCCTCTCTGGCTGGGATCCAATCCGGGACTCACGGAACCATCGGATGTGACCTGAGGGAACTGGGTCCGCTTCACACCACCGTCGAACTGACCACTCTTCCCCTGTGTACCGACGTTGGGCGCACCCATATCGATGTCCGCCAGGGTTGAGAACACAAGCTGCTGCTCGATGTCGAACGGCCACTTGTGATGCGAGAGGCTACGGACGGGACCGTCCACGCCGCCAGCATACCCGGAAGCCTGCCAAAGATTACAGAGGTACAGAAGGGCTCGTTCGAAGGAACCCGTCATCGGTTCCGTGACGGACGGGACCAACTCTGCGATCTTGTCCCCGAACCCCACACCACGAACCGGCTCAATCGTCCGGCTCTCCGTGGGGTTGAACGAACTGATCACACCCATCTGGTGCATCGCAGCGTTGTTCCCATAGTGCGGTGTCAGGATACGCACCTTCTGAGACACCGCCGTCCGGGTGTTGGGGCTGGTTCCGAAATCGTACAGGTACGACGACCCACCCACACCGTTAGAGGGGTTGTTGTCCATGTTGTTAGCAGCCATGCGCTCCTCCCGTTACACACGAGGTCGTAAGACGGTATCCGTCCTCACTCAGAGTCTAATATAACCGGAAAAACGATGAGGGTCTGCGGCTGGCCTAAAGGAGGATCAGAGACTGTTTCGTGGTAGAGGCGGACACTCGGGCATGGGGCACCTCCATTAAATCACTTTACCGGAAAGGCCCCCTAAGAGTCACCTGGAAAGGAAGGCCATCTGGACGGAAGCGATAGTGGCCTGAGCCGCCGCACCGTCCAGGTTACCCTGCGGTACCCACTCCCCCGGCACCTGGGAAGATGCAGCCCTGAGCCTCTTGGCCAGAGGGGGCAGGAAGTCGTAAATCGACCCCACCGCCTCCAGGAAATCAGCCATCCGGGTGAGGTGCGCCTTATACATGCTCGTCTGCGTCAGCACCGTAGTCTGGAGCAACTTGAGTGCCAGGAGCAAAGTCTTGGCCACCCTGATCTCGTGGGTTGCCCCAGGCAATCCACCATCGGACTGGATCTGGGCCAGCAGGGTCATATGCTGCACAATGGCACCCAGGGTACTGGATACAACAGGGGACTGGCCCAAGGTGTTCACCGAAGGGGTAGTCTCACCCGGATCCTGATCGAAGAGCAGTTCCACTCCCAAACCGTCCGAGCCGTAGTCCTTGTCCCCCGTAGTGGCGACTCCCACATCATCCGCCCAGGTGCCAGAACTATCCGCCCAGGTGCCAGAACTATCTGCCCAAGTGCCAGAAGATCCCTTCGTGGAGGCACCAATGGACGAACCCCTCACAGAGGAACGACGGATATTCATCCCGGTGGACCCGTAGGTGTCCGGGGACATCGCATGGAGGACACCGCCAAACGTAGGGGGCTCGTGAGATGCTGCGGAGGCAGCGAAACAATGGTTCACCATGATGTCGTTGGGGCTGGCACTCCGAAGTACGCTGCCCAACACCTTGTCGTAGGGGACACCCGTGGGTACCACCCGCTGCTCCGGGGTCACCCCGGCCTGATCCCCGACCCGTTTGACGATAGCACAAAGGGACATCACCCGACTGGCGATACCAAAATCGACCGAGATCTTCTTAAGGCTGGTCTCCATTGCCACCCGAGCCGGGCCACTCCCAGCCATATCGATGGCGGTTTCCAGATCCTCAACCTGCCGCCCAGCCCACAAAAGGCTCACAGCACCCTCTGAAAGCTCCCGCTGGGTGGGTACGTCCACCACCACACTCATCCCAACAAGGCCCATCCTGACGGGGTAGGAACCGTTCTTGGACCCACCGTTGTCCGTGATGAACACAGGCCGACCGTCCCACACGTCCCCGACCTCGTGCATCTGAGGCTTGGCCGAACCGTTCATCTCCACCAGCACCTTCACGTCGGAATGACGGGGGCACTTGACGGCGTTGAACAGTTCCATAGCCCCTGCGAGCACGTTCTCCGAGGGGTTCAGCATCTTCTGGACGCCGCCGGTACGCCGGGCAAGCTGGGCCAGGAAGCGATCCTGGGCAGCACCCCCGATCCCCAGCACATGGACACGGCTCCCGGAAGCAGCCATGGACTCCACGATGGGGCCGGTCTCCCACACCTCACCGTCCGTGATCAGGAAAATGTCTCCATCACCATCCAGGATCGTCAGAGCCTCCGACAAGGCCGTAGCCAACTGCGTCCCACCCTGAGAGTGTGTCCCCTGCAACCAGCGGGCCGCACGAGCACGATTGTCATCGGTAGCCTGCGCCAAGCTCTTATGGAAGGTCTCCGTCATACTGTCGAACCGGAGCAGACCAAACTGATCCTCCGGAGCCAACCCGGAAAGACACGCCTTCACGGACACCAGGGCCTGCTCGATCCTCTTCCCCCGCATGGAGCCGGAGCGATCCACCATGAAAATCACCTTCCTGGGCACCTGGGTGGCCTGTGGGACGAGTTCGGAGGGGAGGGCGACCATCCACCGGGGATGACCTTTTTTGCCCTTAGATGGCTTCCCCTTCACTATGGACTGATCGGCAAACACCACCGGGGCCACCTCACGGGTGGACACGTCGATGACCAGATCCCGATCCGGGGACGAGGAGAGGCCCGCCAGCCAAACGTCAGCGGAACCATTGATGTTCTGCTGCATCGTCACGTTGTGAGAGGGGGAGGACACGGTACCGACCAAACCAGCGGCCTCCAGGTGAAGCCTGAAACTGATCTCGTGCAACTCCTCGGCGTTGTCCTTCCACTCGGGCAGGACCAACTCATCGAAGATGTCCTGAGGCAATTCCATCTTGGAACCACCAGAAGTGGGCGTGATGCGGGCAATGCTGTGATAGCTGGGGGCCAGGGTAAAGGGGAACCGGAAGCGGTACCGCCCGTCCTGCAGTTCCACCCCACCGATCACATCAACAGCGACCGTGACCGTCTCATCGGGCTGGACCTGTCCCACCATGATGGTTACGACCCCGTCCAGGCTAGTCTCCGCCAGGGTGGACAGGTGACCGGCCTCCACGCCAGCCTCGTACTCCTTCCGGGCGTCCTCCCTCGGGGTAAGCTGGGAGTCCACCTCGAAGTCCTTTCCCTTCACCTTGTACCGCCGGACGGCCCCACCACGGGGAAGCTGGAAGATGTACAGCGCCTCCATGGGCTGGTCCCCGGCGCACTTGAAGCTGTGGACGATGGTCATCAACCCACCCGCAGGAGTGACCTGACCTGTCATCTCCATCTTCTCCATCGCCAGGGGCACTGGGACGTGCGTGTGCGGATTCACCAATACGTTTCCGAGTTCCTGTGCCATGCCTCTCATCGTCAAATCTCCTCGTTTTCGTCTGCAATATCCGGGATCTTTTGAATGTCTCGCTCAAACTGAGCCAAACCAGAAAGGATGCGGTTTTTTCTCCAAGGGGAAAGTCTCTCTGGAATGCGTACAATCACATCATCGGAAACAGCATACACGATCTCCTTTTGAGCCGGAGTTTGGGGTAAAGATCTGGTTTCTGTGGGCAGTGACTTTTCCAACAAAGAGCGGATCTCAGTGAGACTCAGCCGCTGTGCCCTCTTCTCAGAGATAAAAAGAAGCATCACCCGATGTTTTTCGGTGTAGTAGGCCCCCGGTCCAGAACGACAAGGACCAGGCAAAAGGTAAATGGAGATGTAGTACCTGATAGTTCGGGCGGAGACCCCCACCAATTCTGAGAGTTGGGGCAGAGACCATTTGTCATCCGTGTCCAAGGCTACTGCACAAGATGACCTTTGACCCTGAGGAACAAACTGCGGAACGTCCCCCCTCAGAGCGAACTCCTTGAGTTCCGGGACATTCCGAAACCACTCCCCCCTGATATAAAGATGTTGAAACTGCCGGTGCAGAAACTCCTCCACATCATAGGGAGCCTTGACCGGGACATAACGCAAAAGAACCACATTAGACGGTGTGGACACCTGAATAGCAGATGCTCGGTCCCGAGGGTTTGTGGATGTCCCTATCTTAATGGCCTCATTTTTTGCGTCCTCTAAAAAATAGATGTAGTGCTGCATTCCTACCCCCGTCCTTGCTCGCTAGAGTAGGCTGTCAACTTCCCGCTGTCAAGTTTGTCAAAAAAGATTTTTCAGAGGTTTCATCTTGACAGGAGGCATAGCCCTGTTACCTTCAGGGTTGTAGGCAGCAAAAGGAGGCCACAATGAAGGACAGATGCGGATTCGATGGGGACAACATCTTCGGCCCCCGGTTCGATGAGATGTTCAGGAAACTGGACGATCTCTTCGGGAAGGACACCCCCGAGTGGAAAAGCACCGAGGTAGGAGTACATGGGATCGTCCACGATGACACGGGGTCCACGTACCAGGCGCTCATCCCCGGAGCCACCCGTGAGGATGTGACCATCAAGGTCGAGAAGGGGTCGCTTCAGATCGACGTCACCTACAAGCTCCCTCTCATACAAGGCGGCAAGGAACACACCTTCTCCGCCAGTGTACTGCTCGATGAGAAGTACGACACGGCCAAGATCGACGCCAAGTGTGTGAACGGTGTCCTGACCGTGAGGATCCCCTTCAGGAAGACCGCCAAGGTCCAGCCCGTCGACATCAAGGTCGGCTAATCTCAGTTTGATCCTGAGCGGGACAAATCAACCTCGTCCCTAACCAAAGACCCTGTGCCTTCGCTTCAAGAACACCGAGGGAAACTAACCGTCCCTGTAGATAGGACACGTCTCGGTAGGGCTCATCCTCAGTAACCTCCAGGTAATGGAATCCGGACGAAGCCTGGACCATCTCCCGCTTAATCCGGTCACGCTCCCGTAGTGCCTCATATTCAGGCAAATAGGACTCGTCAATCATAAAAGCGTTAGGGAACGTGTAATGCTGATGACCCTGGAATTCAACTATTAGGTGGGTAGCGTCAGGGAGAAGGAAATGACCATCGAAACGGAAACGACGTCCAGTCGGAGGGTTGGTATATCTCATGGAGGACCATTCCATCTCATAGGGCACGTCACCCAAAGCCTTACTAACAGCGTCCAAACAAAGAATTTGTCGGATATGCCGATGAAAGGTAGGCAGGCCATGCCGGTCACACTCCCTCTTGATAACGGGGTAATGATGCCCCGTCACGGACATCGCTTTACCAATGGAAACCTTCCCGTTCTTCAGTTTGAACTGTTCCAGTAATGCCTTATCCAACCGGATCGTCCGGTCATCAGCAGCGTTCCTGACGTACCGCCGAGTCTGAGCCAACCCCAGGTCCACGATATACTTTCGCACAGTGATCCAAGAGACCCCCGTAACTTCCGTCACCCGATGATGATCAACACAGCCATCAGCATCCATAAAGGGTTCGAAATCCTTCAGGGTTAAATTAGCAGCCAACCCATTATCCCAAGGACGGTTCTCTCCAGTATAGAATTTCAACTTCCGGGCAGTTTCCGCCAAACGAGGATCCTCTGCTGCTGTCAATCCTTTACTCCAAGAAGGCCGTCCTAACATTTTTTTGGAACTCCGGGCGATGCTCGGATGGTCCTCCTTGGTTAGTCCCTTGTTCCAACGCCCGGCATTCTCGGACATCTTCTGTCGGGTTTCATCCGACAGTCGTCGCCCTCGTAATACAGACTTGTCCCGTATTGCTGATGACAAAGCTACCATTAAGGCTTTTGGGTGTTGCTGTCGGTACCCAGGATGAGCGTTCTGTATGTGGCTAGTTAGGTTCTCCGCTCTGTACCCACACTCTAAACAAGTCACGTAATCCTCAGGTTCGAACTTGTCAGCCCATCTGGTATCCTCGGCTTTCTGTTGGCAGGAGGGACAACGACTGTCATGCATCCAACCCAAAAACTTGGAAACGTCATGGGGCGTACCACACCCCGGACAGGTGACGGACTTAACCTCGCCTGTACCATGTCCACCATCCCTAGTCCTAGCAGCGTCAGACATTGCCCGTTCAACCTTTAGGGAACGAATCTGAACATCTCGACCATACTGAGCACGGTACTGATCCGCCGTAATCCCATGTGCCGCTTTCAAATGTCGAGCCAAAGACTTCGAACGATGACCACAGACAAGGCAGACGACGTAGTCAACCCCCTGTGTGACACTAGCCCAACGGGCTTCCCTTTGGGCATCCTGATAACGAATGTGCGCCTCGTCCCCCGCCTTTCTACGACGTCCGAAATGTCCCGCCAGACCCCCTTCCCCAACTACCTGTAAGCCACACACAGGACAAGCACGATCACAACGGCAATTTTCACAGACGAAAGTTGTTAACTCCATGTGTGCCGTCTGATTAGCTTTCAGAACGACAGGACTATGACACTTTGAACATGCCACTGTAACGTCCTTGTACACACGAGAGTTAGCCGTAGCCCGACATGTTTTGGCAGCCGCAGCAGCCTGGAGCTTTTTGCCACGTGCGACAAAGGCATCTTCCCCAAAAGCGGCCTTCCATTTAACTCGTAAAGTGTTGGGACTCATGCCCAAACGACGAGCAACAGCTTTGAAAGGCTCCGTCGTCGCAAAAGGGTCTAGGATTTCTTCCTGAGTTGCTTTAGATCTTGGTCCACCCATTGAGCCACCTCCTAAATCCACGATACCGGGAAATCAGGAGGTCGTCAAGGATTACTAGGCTCTTTTACGCTGAATAGTGGCTGCCCTACAAACTTGACCTCAAATGAAAGGTGAGAATTAGGTATAATAGTGGGAATACTGGGGAATAGTACGCCTCTATCTCTGCGATTGTGGGATCGTCGGCTGAGATGTTGGCCTTGACTCCGGTGTAGGCACTGATGATCTGGGCGGCAACGAGCCGCTTGAGCATCATCGCCAACCGACCCTCGATCTGGCTCACGACACCGGGCAGGAACTTGATCCCAACGAAGTTCTCCAGGACGTTCCGGGCCTGCCGCTGCACCTCGTCTGCGATCATGATGATCGTCGGCAGCTTGGTCAGGATGTTGGACATGTCCGTGGTCAGACCGTGCCGCACCCGCAGGAACGGAGGCTTGTCTTCGAGGATCGTCACACCCTTCTGTGCCACCTGATTGGCCTCGACCGGGTCGAGCAGGCGGGCAAGCTGGGTGAACCCGGTCAGCCGACGCCCCGTCCAGGGAGTCGCCACATCAAGGTTCGGGGACACAACCGAGCCTGCAAGAGCTGCGGCCAGGAAGGGTCCGTCCACCAGATACTCCCGCACATTGTTCAGGTTGTCCTGAACGGTGAGGGTTGCCATGTCCGGGTACACCAGCCGCATACGGGTGCTACCCAGGGTCTGGGCCAGCGAGATTGCATCCGTGGGAAGCGTTCCCGAGACCGTACCGACGATGGCCGTCCGTTCGGACTTGTACCGGATGCTGCTCATCTTGTCACAGGAGCGACGGAGGATCTGGTACATGTCCGTCGAATCACCCCGCATCGGCGTGATGATATCGGGGGTCACGAAGCCGGGCAGCACACCTTCCATCTCCGCAATCGCTGCGGTGTAGGAGGCGACACTGGCCTGCTCACCAGTCCCTTCCTTCTGGACCTGCTTCACTCCGACCAGGACCGCACCATTCAACATCGCCAGGTAGGTGGCGAGGGACACCGGGTTGTCCGGGATGGGGGAGCCGTAGGCTGCCTCCACCGAGGACATCTTGGTGTAGAACTGAGTCGTGAAGTCCTGCTTCGTGTAGATGTAGCTGGCGTAGTACAGGTCACCGATGGAGGGCTCGTTGCCCGCACGCTCGTAGGTCTTCACCGTCGCCGTATCATCGACAGCCACGTTCACAGTGTTGGCCACCTTCATCTCCACACCGGGAATAACCCGGACCGGGATGTTGGCGTCACAGGTGAACGTCGTGGAACAGGCGACCCGGAAGATTGCCGTGGCACCCGTGGGATAGCTGATCCAGGGACCGACCTTATCCGTGCTCCAGTTCCTCGGGAGGATCGTGAAGGTCAGGCCGGTCACGTCATCGATGTAGGTCTGTCCGACCACACCGTCCTGGCCCGTACCGTTGTTGAGCACCGAGGTGGCAACGGAACCGGACCCAGCGCTGTTGCTGGAAATGACGAAGTAGCCATCCAGTGCCGGGTCACCCACCGCACCGTCGCCGTCCTCGGAGGTGAGGCCCGTGCCGTAGAACAGAGCGCTCTGCACGTTCGGGCTGGGATCCCTGACGGTCACGCTGGATGCGCTCCCCAAGGAAGCCGTCAGTGCCGGAGCGTCCTGGATGTACAGGAACTCAGCGTCGGTCTCGTCCAGGACCACCGTAGCGAATCCATAACGGACGAAGGTGTGGGTTCCACCACCGGGGACGGCGGTGGGATCCAAAGTCCAGTCGTTGAAAGTGGCAATCTGGTGACTCATCAGAGCAGATGCCAGTTTCTTGGTCTCCACCAGGGAGCGGAATGCTGCGGCACCGGAACCGAACCCGATGGAGCCGTTGGCGTTCCCAGACCCGATAACGATCTTGGCCTGCTCGTTCGTCAGGACACCCTTGAGGCGGGTGCCTGCACCTTCCTGGATAACCAGCCCGGCAGCGATGACTGCGGCTGCGTTGCCCCAGGGTGCGCCCGGAACGGCTGCCATCGCTGCAACGATCTGACCGAGAACCGAGGCGACAGCCGTGATCGGACCCAGCGCCGTGGACGTTCCCGTGGGGGTAGCGGTGAAGTTCACCTCTACCGGGGTACCGTCCAACTCAAAGAGGAAGTCGTCGTTCGCTCCCTGGGTGCCCGTACCGTCATAGAACAGAACCGCAGGCTCTGCCGTGACTGCATCCTGACCACCAATGATGCCCACGTTCCCGTACATCGTAGCGGGGTGAACAACAGCGGCGGACCCGGCGTATCCGGTGTCTCCCGTAGCCAGCCCAACGATGTCGTTTCCGACCTGGACCCCCAATTCGGTCTGGGACACCACGAAGTCGGCAGCCATGCTTCCGCCACCACCTGGCAGGAAGCGGTTGCGGAGGATGATCCGGTCATAGGGCTTGTACTCGCCGGTCACGGGGCACTCGTAGGCCCGAGCAATCGGACCCTGTACCAGGGCAGCCTGACCACCGGCAGCGGCAGCCCCTGTGTCAAGACCCGCCAGGATTGCGAAGTCCTCAGCGGCGGTTGCTGCGTCGAGGAACTGCAAAGATCCGGCAGTGTCCACGCCCGGAAGCTGCATGCTGAACTGCAACTGCCCATCGGCGTTCGCTGCACAGGTAATGATCAGTCCTGCGTGCGCTACCGAGGCGAGGGCTGTGACCTGAACAGCGGTCTGTGAGGTGACCTCGGCGGCGAGAAGCGCTGCCGTGGCGAAGGGGCCATCACCCAGATCCACCGTGTTGCCAGCGGTAAACACCAGCGCACCGGACACGTCGCCTGTGTAGACCATACGCATCTTATCATGCAGGCCAACCGCCAGTGTGACGGGACCGTCGAACTTGGTGGCTCCTGTATAGAGCGCCACCGTGTTGGGGTTGTAGATGAAGTAGGGATCCGTGACAATCGGAGACGCTGCGGCCCATACGGGGGTCACCGTCGCCGTCTGGGTGACGCCGTCGTAGTCCGTCACGGTCACAGCCTGACCGGCGGTGCCTGCACCACCGTTGCCGACTACAATGACCCAGCCGTTGTAGTAGTCGTCCGAGGTCGCCGCTGCGGGGGGCGTAGCGGTAGCGCTCAACACGAGGGTACTTGCAATGGATCCACCCTGAGCCAGCCCGCCGTGCCCGCTGGCATGCTCATTAATACGGTCTGCAAAGTAGGTGGCATCCACGGCAGTCGCCGGGGGCAACACCACCGGGATGCTGACGTCGTCCACAATCAGTGTGAGGGTCTCATCCGCCGTGATCGTAACGCTCTCACCCTCCACGGAACCAACGCCGCCTTCGTATGCCAGTTCAGTTCCGACGAGGGAGGCGAAGAAGCCACCCGTGTGGGTGAGGACCGCCGAGGGGGATGCCAGATCGAGGCCCGCCGTCGAGGTTGCCTCAATCCCATGTACCTGGACACGGAGGTGGTCGGACTGACCATCGATGAAGGCATAGGGTCCGGCACCGGAGAGGCCATACTTGGCCGGGGATGCCTTCCGGGCTGCAAACTGGACCGTAACGATCTCGTCAACAGGCCCCGTGAAGAAGTCGCCACTCACGGACTCATAGTGGAAGTCCGGGTTCAACTCGGAACCGGAGGGGAATTCCACAGTGACTCCTACAAGAGCCGCACCCTTACTCCCTGCGGTGATTGAGGCACCGAAGATGGAAGCGCCCAGGGCGTTCTTCACGGCGTACTGACCAACACCCGAGGCACCCGCTGCCTCGTTGGCGATGGTGTAGGTGGCGTCGGTGAGAACGTTGTAGTACACGGTTGCCCACACCGAGGCACCCGGAGGAACGGCCTCCGCCAAGGTGAGGACGGAACCTTCAACCTTCAGCACTTCAACCTTGCCCCGTGCCATCGCATCCTGGACGTCGTAGCCCCAGTAGGCCCACACGACATCAGGACGGTTGGTTGCCACGTCGATCCGATTGTTGCTGATGGTCTGGTAGAGGCTCTGACCGAGCGGTGTATCCCGCCCGTTTCCCAGCGTAGGACTCACGGGAAGCTGGAAGCTGAGGCGGGAGTCCGTGGACACACCACCAGCAGCGGACACCACCGGGGTGCATGCCCCGAGGAAGGTCCGGTTGTCCACCAGGGACAGACCGATCTGGGTGTCATCGAACGGCTCCGATCCGACCGTATTGATCCCCGCAATCACCGTGGCTGCCGTGCCCCACATGATGCGATCATCCTCAAGGATGAAGTCGGCACCCTGGGTGTAGTCGCTGACGCCTGGCACCGAACCGCACTGAGTCACCGATGTGACGGCGATGTGAGCCAGGTAATCGAACGTATCCTGCCAGGTGTTCCAGTAGTACTGGATGGACATCACCGCACCCGCTTTGGGTGCCCGAGACAGGGTCACTGCACGGGAGGCACCGTCCACGGACGAGGGGATGACCTGGACACCATCCACCCGCACCACAACGTGGGAGGGGTCGGTCGTGGTCACACCACCGCCGGAACCGTCCACGATGGGACCTTGGAAGGTGTAGAAGGTGGAGACCCGGTTATCAGCCAGCCCAGCGATGAGGCCGAGCAGCCCGTTGGCACTCCCATCCGCTACAGACACGCTATAGGTGGCCAGCAGGGACAGCGTAGAGTGTCCGTAGCTGTTCACGAAGGTGGTGGCCGTCAGCGTCCCCGCACGGGCCGCTGTGATCGCTGCTGCAATCTGAGCCATCGTGTAGGTGCTGCGTGCCGGAAGGGCAATGGAACGGGCCACACTGTCAACCACCAGGTTGACAACGTTGTTGGCCGCATCCACAACCACACCACCCACCGTGATATCGCCGTGGATGTCCAGGACGGCACTGGTGGAGTTCGGGGCGTCCACGTCTGCGAGACCCGAGAGAGCCTTCACGGTCGCCAGACGGTTGGGCACCTGTTCCGACACGTCATCGGTCAGCAGGGTGTCCGTGCGATCGAAGTAGTAGGTACAGCGGACGACGTCTCCGGGCGAGGGAACGGTTGCAAGCTGTACAAGTCCGGTGGACCCGGCCACGGAACGGACGGCGATGACCTCGTTATTGATGGTCACGGTCACGTCAGTGCGGCTTGTGGTCGTAGTGCCCGTACCGTCACCAGTGACGATGGGGTAGTTTACCACCTGGAGCTTGTCCAGGACTCCGTCCCAGGCACCCAGGGTGATCTGACCTGTGGCAGACTCAACCACGACAGCACGAAGAGACTCGTCCTCACCGACAACCCGCTGATCCACCGTGGAAGAGGAACCACGGACGATCTCCAGGTCTTGCTGGATGAGGTTCTCATTTCCCTCACCAATGATGATGGGAATCTTGAGGCTCTCCAGAGCCGATGCCAAAGGGTTTTCAAATAGTGTCGTCGTGAAAACGCCCGGAGGAGCATAATTTTGACCAGGAAATGGCATCTGTCCACCTCACATGTTCTCTTCAATGTTCAGCCCAAAAAATCGACACATTTAGCCACGGTCAAAACCGGGAATGGCTTATGCCCTTTCTAATGAGTCCTGGTTATTGAAGCAAAAACGGGATGGCACTGAGAAAAGAGAAGGCTACTTGGGAGGTTCTTCTTCCTTGTCCTGGTTCATCGCTTTGTCATTGATGGCAAGCGCTCGGTCATGAACAGCCCGCTCCTCAGCGGTCAGCACCCGGTACGTCCCATCAGGATTCCGGGAGAGGTCATACCCGGAAGCCTCAGGGTGATGACCAAGGATGGTTCGTTTCTCCTGCAACCGCTGGTCTGCAACCTCCCACCCTTGCTGGGCGGAAGCTCCAATAGCTCGGTCGGCTTCTAGATCGTACTGCGAGACACCCGTATTTTGTGGGACCGGGCCACTCACATCCTGATGGAAGCTGCCGGTCACGTCCTCGGGGATCATCCGCTCCGCCTCCTCCCCACACTGACACTTCTTGGGGAGCAGGCGGTGCTTCACCGAAGCGTGACCCTCGAATTGAATTCCACACTGGCACTGATAGGTGTAAAGGGGCAAAGCGCACCTCTTAGCGAATAGTCTCGTATGTACTGTTCCGTCCTGAGAAGAATGGATCCGTGATCGTCTCCAATCCCAGGCTCTCCAACATCTGGATGTTCCCCTGCCAGCCGTCAAGCTGCTCGTCCGTCATCTGTGCCACCAACCGAGCCTGTTCCACCGTAAGGGGGGCCGCTTGGCGGAGGAACACACCAAGGGGCACATGGATAGACCAATCTGTCTCCACCGTCATGGAAAAGTTCGACGTGTAGAAGTAGTCGTCCCCGTTCTCATCGTAGGGCTCTTCGGCCTCCCCACCCAGGGACAGGTCGATCATCTCCATACCCTCAGACGACAGGAACGGACGCAACACACCCCAGAGGTACACAACAGTCTGATCCGCAATCTCCTGTTGAACATAAACGTCACGGGAGGACACATCGAAGTCCAGGGACAGATCCCACTTACCACCGTACTCCAACGCCGCCGGACGACGGAGGCTGTCAACAACAACGGCGAGTCGGTCGCCCTTCTCATTTCGCCTGCCAAACGCCAACACGACCCCTGGGATCGTACTGTTGTCCGCCCTGTCGGGAACGATTGTGTGTGGTCCCGTAGTCTCGCCCGGAGAACGGTAATCAGCCACCAGAGACCGGCCTCCTGTGAGGGCCTCAGTCAGCACGATCTCACCCGTAGGTTTACCTGAACCGTCCAGGGTGAGGGTGTAGTTGACCTCCTCCACAAGCTGGAATCCAGCAGGCATTTCGAAGAGGCGGAGGGTTCCCGTCACAGGCGGCTGTTGAAGCTGCCAGTGCGTGGTACTGACTGCTGTGACGGCTTCCCTGTAGACGTCCAAAAGCTGATCAACGTAGAACTCCGTGTCCCCCGTCAACTCGATGAAGTAGACCCCCGGCGAGGAAGGGAAACGCCCACTGTTGTTCTGGATGGCTACAGAGTCCTCCCGGACCCACTCCAAAGCGGTCCCAGGGTAGTTCTGCACTCGGGTCAGGTAGACGTAGCTGGTAACGATGCCAATGTAGTTGTCCGCCGAGAGGTCAACCCGACTACCACCACCTGTCTTAACGACGATGCTATGCTGGGGTCGTTCCTTGAAGGAATACTTCCCCTGGATGTTGTCCACCAGATCCCTGTACCGGGGGTGATACTGCCAGTACTTCCGCAACTCTAGAATGAAGCGTCTTTTGAGGGCCGCTGTTAATCTGAAATAAATGGGACACCTCCGTCAACAACTGAATACTTTACCCATCAGCCAACGGAAATTATCAGTGTTTTAACGTCAATGGGGGGCGGAGGGGCTCCCCTCCAGAAACTCTCGGAAGGCTCCAGGAGGCTCTTCCTCTACCACGGTGGCCACAATGGGGGGGTCCAGTTCCGTCTTGACTGTGTTTAGCACAAAGCCCTTGAAACTGATCTCCGCTGGTGGGGTGACACCCCGAACGTAGGCGACCGGACTTGGAATACCCGTGGTGCGGACTGGTACAATGTTCGCTGACTGAGACATCTCGAAGGTAGTGGTCATAACCACGTAGGTCATCTCCGACCCATCATCCTCAACCAAAGTCAGACGAATCTCTTTCATCCAGGCAGCCCTGGCCGCACAAGATGATGCTCCCCCACGTCCATGGGTTTGTCGGCCACAGCCTCGGCACACCAAGTGGCACTGAGTTCCGCCAGCTTCTCATCAGACGCAGGCGGTGCAATAGGCAAGGCCCCCCGAATCAAAAGGGTACGACCCTCCCCCGTATGGAGAAGCTGCTTGATCTCCTCAGCGGGCAAGCCCAAACCCTTAGCCACGACCTCAGGAATAGGATCTCCGATATGTAGGCAAACCAGCTTCAGGCAAACCCACTCATCCGTCTCATCCTCGATGAACCCGAACATCCTCGCTTTGGGATCCTCACACACGGCAAGATCGTGCCCCGCTTCCTTTGCCTGCACCAACTGAAGCAGCCAGTCCGTCAAGGACTCGCACGGACGAGGTGTAACGACAGGGGGCCAGGAGACCGCCCGGAAAGGAGCCTCAGCCTCCTCTATCACAGCCCTGGCACCAACGTGGCGACGAGCATTCTCCACCACCTCCTCTCCTGTACCGGGAACAATCTCTCGCCGCCGGAGGGGGTCTGGGATGGTCATCCCGGAAAGGGACAGGAAGTGCCCCATCCCTGCATCTCCATGGCTATGGATATTGACGGAGTCAGGGTCCAGCTTAAAGGTCTTGTCAGACGTCTGCATCGTACCGTCAGGCAACTCCACGGTCGTGCGTGTGATGACCTCGAACGTCTTCACGGTGCTCATTCGTCGTCCTTTGCCTTCCCTCGCCCTGACGTTTCCGACAGCACGGGGGGGTCCTGGGGACTCGGGCGCACAAGCTGATGTACTCCCACGTCCACGGGTTTGTCAGCTTCAGCCTCGGCACACCAAGTGGCACTGAGTTCATCCAGACGCTCATCGGACGCAGGCGGAGCCTCAGGGAGCGCCCCCGTGATCAGAAGGGTACGACCCTCTTCCGTATTGAGAAGCTGTTTGATCTCCTGAGACGTCCTACCAAGAGATTTGGCCACGGTCTCAGGAATGGGGTCTCCTATGTGCAGGTGGGCCAGATCCAGACAAACCCACTCATCCGTCTCGTCATCAATGAACCCGAGCGGCCTCGTTCTGAGATCATCACACACGGCAAGATTGTGCCCCGCCTTCTGTGCCAGCGCCAACTGAATCAACCAGTCAACCAAGGACACGCACGGGCGGGTTGTGACGATGGGTGACCAGGGGATGTCCTGGAAGGGAACCTCTGCCTCCTCGACCATAGCCATCGCCTCAAGATGGCACCGTGCATACTCTCGCTCCTCGGAGAAGAGGAAAGGACCCTGTGAGACCTCCGGCACCCTCAGCCTAGAAAGGGACCGTGGTGAGTCTGTGAGCACGGGGAAATCATGGCAACTGGGCATCTCATCAGGGGCCTGGTCCCGATACTCCTGAACCTTGTCCTCAGAGATGGTCTTCTGCGGACGTTCGTGCCGTTGGGTCCGAAGGGACTCCTCCATCGCTTCGACCTCATCCACGTTAGCCTTAGAAGCCCAGGACGCTTCCCAGATGTCCCCCAACAGGAACATCTCCAACGACTCCGCCTTGTCCCATTCTCCGAAGACATCTTGGATGTCCTGGTCCAGTGTCGGAACGTCCACGTTGTACAGGTCCACCTGATAGGCTTCATTTGTCAACCCGTCCTCAACCAAAAAGCCTATGGCACGGACTGGAGCGGTCCCTCCAGGGACACTTCGCTCCTCGGAAATCTCGTAAGGGGTACGGGGTTTCTTCCGGTAGTACATGAGAGCCCGGAAAAAACTGTTCTGATCCGTGCAGTGGTACACCACGGGGTGGATGCACTGGAGGCCCCTAGTGGGCTTGGTCCAGCCGGTCGTGTGCGGCGTAGCGGAAATCCCATTCATTCGTCATCTCCTTCCTGTTCCTGAATGGCCTGGACAAGCAGACCGTAGGCCACACAGTTCAAAGGCTCCTTAGCCTGCCGGATGTCCAAGATCTCAATCGGGAACTTCTTCCGTCGCTCCTCGAACACCTTGGTGAAGAACTCCATGAAACCCCCCGCCATGCTCGTGCCACCGGACACGATGAGAGGGATTGGACGGGCAAGAGCAAACTGACCCTCGATCAGCTTAAAACGGGCCACGATCTGATCGAAGACGTACTCTACCATCGCCCGGTAGTAAAAGGCCAAAGCCTCCTGGTAGCGACCGTCCGGCTTGTTCAGATCAAATCCTGCCTCCTTAACGGCACACATCCGGGCCTGGGTAGCTCCTACGGATGAGGAAGCACCCTTGTCAATCCAATCGCCACCCCTGCCAACTGAAAAGGTTAGACCCTCGATGGTGTTAATAGCCAGAGCGACATTCACCATACCTGACCCAAAGGACAAGGAAAGTCCTGAGAAATCATCCGCTGCAGCTTCGCTGTAAATGATTGCCATCGCCTCGTTACCTGCGTATGGGGTGTACCCACACTCCTTCACGATACGTTGGAAAACACCCTGGTGGTAAATCACGTCTCGATCCGGCTGATCCAGCGGTGCTGCCGGGACCGAGTAGTAGCAGACCTCATTAGGAACCTGAGGCTCACCCAGCACGTTCTTGATCAGCAGACCCAGAACCTCCAGGCTCGATGCCTCGCTGGGAGACACAATGCCCGAAGACAGGGGCCTGCGGGGTTCCCGCCCGAACACATTGGCAATCTCCATCGCTGCATCCCCAAGGATGAGGACGTCGTCCCCACGATCCACAAAGGACTTCCCGGAGAGCTTCAGCATCTTCTTGGCACTGGGGGACAAGTCCAGGAAAACATCCCGCATCCGCTTGGTCTCAACACCCTTGACTGTCCGCCGGGCAGACACCAAATTCATAGTCCCTATGTCGATGGAACAACCCAAAGGCACCTTAGATTTTTTTTCTGTCTCAACCTTCGTCATGTTTTCTTCCCCGTCTTCAGACCCTTTCTCTTTCTAAGGGCAGCAGTAGCTTTTGCCACCGCCTCGTCATTGGACTCCTCAGCCGTCACCTGGACGGAATCCTCAGTCCCTTCAGGCACCATCCCTGAGGGGATGAAATGAAGGGGCTCATCTACAATACCCTGTTGGGCACCCAACGCCACACTACCGAGAGGCAGTGTGGCCAGCTTTGCCAGCAGTTTGTCCGTGATTTCTTGCACTATCGCCCCTGTGTCCACATCAACCTTCACGACCTGGGTCGTCAGGGTAGCCGGAGGGGGCTCTGGGAGCGCCTGGGGTGCCTTCAGTGGTGTTTTCGGACGGAGCACTGGGGGACGGAGCTTCCCAACCCTCAAGGTAGTGTCAGGGGCCTCCCGTTGCGTAGTACAAACGGTCACGTACCGGACCCGCACCGCTTTGATCCGCACAGCGGTCGCCAGATCCCCCGAAGCGATTGCGATCCCCTCTGCGATGGACACCTCCTGCCCTTTCACAAGAATGATTTTGAGGTCAGGCAGCCGCAACGACCGACAAAGACATTTGATGCGGGCTTCTCTCACGGCTTGCCTCCAGTGGCAATTCGGATGAACTCATCCACGATGATCTGTCCACAACGAGCTTTCCATTTCCGCACTGCAGTCTCGAAGAACGTGAACTTTGCGATCCCCGGATGAATCCAAGCGTTCCCAAGCTGAAGCGGCGCTCGCCGTAGCTCTACTGTACCGCCATCAGTCGTGATGGGCACGATCAGGGGCATTCGGGTACCCTTGGACACCCGACCCGTCTGCTTCATCCCCAACCGCTTCTCCTGGTCCGTCAGCTTATACTTGGTGGGTTGCCTGTCCTTCGCCTCCTGGGTGAGCCAGGTCATCTTCCGTTCAGGGATGTCCCCCCTTGCTAGAACATTCATCCCATAAAAGGAAGATGTGATCTCCAAGGTACTCTTACCCCGTAATCGACATGAGTAGGAATCCCATATGGCGGGACCTCCCATTGGGTCTCTGCCGGACCAACCTCTTTTGCTGAAGTACTTTTTGGACTCCTCAGCCAGAGCATCCGTCAGGCACTTACCCACCTTCATGAGCAGCTTAGGCGTGACGGGAAGCCCCGTCATCTTTGCCAAGGGACCACCCAGGATAGCTCGGACTCTCTTGGCTGACTCGGCCATCAGTGGAACTCCTCTGTCGGAGGAAACCAAAGACGGAGGATCCGGTCATCCCCCTGTAGTGCGGGGAGCACCCTCTGCAAATGGGACAAGGCTTGGCCGGACCCGATCTCAGACTCAGAGTATCTACAGACGGAATAACCCAAAGAGAAAAAAGCCCATGCTGTTGCCACGTCGTCTGCAATACGAGTCTGGGGATCCCCATATAAGGTGTTTGGCCCGTGGAAAACCTCCCCATCACAAAGCACCACCAACTTCCGCCCTTTGGGGAGGCCCACCTTAATGTCTGCTTCCCGATGCGTGCGGACGCCTGCCACCTCTAATGTCAACCAGTCATTCCGAGACACCACGGGAACACCTGCAACTTGCAGGTCGGCAACAAAACGATCCTCTAGTCCACTGCGGGTTTGGGCCTTTTTCACCATCCGGCGGGCAGACTCAACTTTCCGTTGCCTCATCAACTGCCGAACAACCTCTGCCCCAAAGGCATGTACCGCCACTGCCCGAAGTACCTTGTAGGAAATCCCCAGCCGAACCCTGAGGGCATTTAGGTGTTCTCCCCCCTTAACTCCTGCTACGACTTGGCGATAGATTAAATCCCCAGGGGTCCAGACAAGATGTCGGCTTGAAAGACCATCCCACTTAGCTTTAGACCCTGAGGGGCTCATGACTTGGCGAGGATCAGGTAGTTTATTAAACGTCAGCTTTTCGTATTGCCGTTTACTCATAGACCGGCGGAGTTTCTCGCACTTAGGGCATCGTTTAGAGTCCTTGGCCCCTATGTCTGAGATCTCCCAAAGTTGCCCACATTTGCGACAACAAAGAGTTGCTCGGTACTCGGCCCGCCAGGTGTCCCATTTCTTACGCAAACGAGCATGAGATGGATCTGTGGCGTGACGTAAATGTTGGCCCAGTGAACGGTAAGTTGGAACCAGCCGCCCACAAACTCGACAGTCCCCTAAAAACTTCACGGGCTCCTCTTAGTACGAAGTGTTTTCCCAGACCGGAGTGCGGCCTCGCTGTTCCTTCTCGTTCGGGGTACTATCCTTCTCCGTTTCCATCGGGATCTGGGCACTCTCTCCCTCAGGGTACGGGGGTATATCAGGCTGTGCCCACTGCGGAGGCTTCAACTCGCCGTCCACTGGCATCGGCGGGTAAGAGAGTTGACCATAACGGGTCTCGGGCCACGGGAAGGATGCTGTCCCATCAATAGGCACAGAGTACCGAATGTCCTGCTCATCGAAGTAGGCGATGTTGAAATGTTGTTGGAGCCTGTTACCCCTGTTAGAGGGCCGACGTACCGGACCCACAGAATAACGCTCGTTAGTCTGCTTGGCTATAAAGTCCCGCTGGGTCACGACGGGAGACGGTCCCGTCCAGATCTCGTAGGTGTGTTCTTTACGTCGCCCCTGAGCCAGTTGGGAGATCCGTCGTTCCGCATCATCAGGGACGATGATGATCGAGTATGGTCCTTCATAACCCCCGATGAAACCTGTCCCGTAGCAGATTGTGCAACGGTTGGAGGGCTGCTTCGAGTATTCCCTCATGCGGTCGTCCAACTCACAAGAACAGGGCACACCAGACTGTCGCCGGATAAACAGTTTCACCCGCTCCCCACCCTGTTGCAGAATCCAGTGATTCCGCCTGACGGCTTCCCGCCAGATGTAGTCCATGGTCTCTACATCGTTGAGGGTCAGCGCTGGACAATAGGAAAGGGCCGTCTCCTTGTATCCGCTGGGCGTGGTGGCATCCAAAACCACCGTCGTCAATCGATAGAAAAGATTGGCATCCAGACCTGACCGGACGTGGTTCCTGGTTACCCAGTAGGAGATTTCCACGACGCTAGTCTCAGATGGGAGGATCGCCGTCTCGTTCTTCTCCGTCAACGAATCGAAGGTGGCCTGGTTGATGAGAGTCACCTCCCCAGAGGGACCAAACACGTCATCAACAGGAACTTCAACCCCATCCACATAGACTGTCACGTCCGAAGGGGCGTTGGCTGCCGTTGCCGTTTGGAATGGACCCTGAGGGATCTTCTTGGCGATAGGGCTGTGAGTTTTTAACACCCATCGACGGTCGTTTGGGGCGTTCCCCTTGAACAACCAGGACTGGTTCCACAGTACCGGCTCACGGGAGATGAAGACGTTCTCCGTCCTGTCCCGAAAATAGGCACCACCAATGGGGTATTCGTTGACTCGGAAGTAGGGGCCACGGTCGGAAACATCAGACCGATAGACATTCACCCCAATCACTGTGTACAGGGTGTTCCCCGCCAGCAGCGCTGGATTGTCCCACCGCACATCCAACACCCCCCGCTCGAACGGCGTAATAACCTGACCGTTCTGCGGCGGTATTGGTTGCGCTGTGGGGTCTGGATCCCATCCGTGAGCCATACTTCATCCTTTAGCCCTGGGGCATCCCCTCTGGCGTTTGCGTCACGAGCCGTGCCCTGCCGTCCGGGAGCACCTGCCAGGGCTGCCCATCAGGGATCCCCATCCGCTTCGCAGCGACTTTCAGCAGATTCTGCCCCTGGGCCTCGACGTCCGAGATGGTCCCCAGGACACGGGCCTTCCGAAGCTCCAGTTGGCCGATCTCCATCGTAAGCTGACCACCCTTCTGGCGGAGCATCTGCAACTGACTCTGCTCCTCGGGGGTCAACACACCAGCGATGTCAGGATCCTGCGGGGCCTCCCCGGCCACCTCAGGAGGATCCTCCAGGGTCTCCACCATTGCAATCTCGGGGGTGACCTCTTCGGTCCCCTTGTCATCCACCACTTTCAAGTCGTTGTCTTTCATTCCTTGCTCCTCCGGTTAAAACCTTCCGCTACTGTACCGTTGTACTGCCACTCCCATTGGGCTTTTGTAGCGCCAAGGCACGTATCCGAAGTTGGGCAATAAACTGCCCCACTATCGTCCCCTTCTTCTCCTGGAGGAGAAGGCGGGTCGGGGGTGATACTATCTGGGCGCTCTTTTTCAAGGACCAGTAGATGGTTCCGTCATCTGCGATGTACTCGTAAATCCGGGTGGTACCTGTGGTCATATCCATTAGCGACTCCAGTGTCATCAGGGTGATCGTATAGGCGGCAAAACGGATCAGACAGGATGTCACACGGTGTGTCAGACTATGGCGTTATGTCTGATGGTGATATAGCAGACCCGACCCGGCGGGAGTTACCGCCCGCTTTGTAAAGCTGCACGGATGATGGTCAGTCGCTTAGAGTCCGTTCTCCTAAACTGACTCAATCGAGGACAAGCCTTGATTGAAGTTAGGTTCCTGCCCAACCAGTAGTTTCACTTGATTCAAATGAATCAAGCCAGAGCTTCCAGGACAGCAGGCTGTAACCGAGGAACTCCCGGTCATTCACAATCGTTAAGACTGCTAAGTTCTTCAACGATTTGGATTTTACGGTGAGGTCTTTCCTCACCAACCACCAAATCCAAAATCCCAAAGAACAGTTTGAAGAGCTTGGCTATCACCTTTACGCTAAATACGATAGGAATGAGGGATGACCAAGTCAAGGACTTTTGAGTCCCTTCCCGACTGGTGTCCTCATTAAAAGGCTGTTTTGACCTACTGTTAGCAACCCTACGAGACATGTTCCAAAGCCTCAGGATGGATGTGCCAGGAGCCCCAGTCGTCCTTACAGACAACTCTGAGGGATGGTGTCAGGGCCAGCCGTTTCACGGTGAAGGTCACACCCAAAAGACCCCGCTCCATTGCGGAAACAGGGTGGGCAACGATCACGCTGTCCCCTGGCTTGAAAGTGACGTCGCTCATCTTGTCCTCCTACACCACAACTACTCAGCGGATCGGTAGGATGATCCCCTGTCAGGCATACCCCCGTCTACCCCAACGAGAACCCAACGGGATCATCTCCGGCGCTGTTGGAGTAGACCCTTGTAGGAGGTGACCAATGTCCGATTTGACCACGGTGGAAGGTGTCAAGGCGCTCATGGCGAGTTCCAAGTCCTACCCGGAATGGGACAACAACTGCATCAAGGTAAAAGCGGCCAACAACGGCTGGCCTGTTTTCTGGGGCGAAGCGATCCTCGGATCGGGCCTGATGATGCAGGTCGCTGCCTCCTGGTAAGGGAAGGAGATTACCATGACTGACATTGCGGAGAAACTGGTAGCCGAACTCGACAAAATGGGGGTCCACATCTACACAGTGGAGTCCTGTACAGGCGGAGCGCTGGCATCTGCCATCACGAATATCCCCGGAGCCAGCGAGGTTTTCCGGGAGGGTTCCGTGGTCTACGGCAACGCAGCCAAGGAACGTCTGGATCACCGCCTGGGTCGTGAGGGACACGTCGCCCGACTCATTCAAAGTCACGGTGTCTACAGCCCCGAAATCGCCGCCGACTTGGCGGAAATGGGGGCGGAAATGGCTGACATCGGGGTGGGTGTCACAGGCACCCTGTCACGGGAAGACCCCGCCAACCCCCGCTCAGATGTGGGAATCGCCTACATAGGTGTGGCGGCACTGGGGAACAAAGCGATCACCTGCTTCGTGTACGTAGACGCCAAGCTGTCTCGGACAAAGGCCAAACAGCAGATCGTGGAGGAGGCGTTAGGGATGGTGCTGGACGTGCTGGAGGCACAAAGAACCTAGTTGATCCAACCGTACTTGCCGGTATCCAACTTCCAGTACCACTTCTCCTTATCAACATCCCATCCGACAGATCCAATGTTCAACCCGTTGGAACCACCAGAGGGGTGGGTGTAGCCCCACTGAATCTTACACCATGAGGGTTGCCACCACTCCACGCTGATGTAGAGCTTATCGAACAGGGACCCAAACCCCTTGGGGCTCTTCACCGGATACTCCCGGTTCTCTATACCCTGGATGGCGAAAGGCAACTCAGCCTTCTTAGCGAAGACCTTCAGCGCCTTCAGCGCCCCCTCTTCGTCCTCGGGGTGTGACAGAGCAGCCCCCTTCCAACGCTGCTTCTCGTAGGTCTTCCAGTCGCCAGGCTTCGTAGCAGGGCCGGGCTTTTTCTGCCCGCCTGGGCCACCATGTTGCGTAACGTAACAGCGGTCCTTCTCGTCGCCGGTCTCGTAGTAGCACTTACCCTTCGGCTTGGGTTGCCACTTACCGGGACCTCGGACATCGGGACCAGACTCACCGTAGCCCTTGCCCCCCTCACCGTGCTCACGCCCGGCGAACAGTTCGTCACCGCAATCGCAGGCCACCATGTCGAGGTAACGGGCAGCAATCCTTGTTGCTGAGTTGGCCATAGCCTTCTTCTTTTTTCCCATGTCCCATTCGATACCGTAGTCATTCCACCAACGAGGGTTCTTTTTAGCTTCTGCCCCCCAGTCTCCGGCGTGAAAACCCCGGTCCAGAGTCTTAAGCATCTTTTCGTTATATGTTCGGAGGTACTCTACAGCAGCAAGCTCCAAGTCCCCATCACGACCCACATCATAACGATGTGCTAGTTCCGATGCCAGACCCTCGTAGTTCCAAGATCCTAGTTCGGACCAGATCCATTCAAGTTGAAGTGGCGTGGCCTTTTCCACCACCTTAAAGACCGCTTTCTTCTTAGCAGCATCGTCCGGTGCCCCATCTAAAACGGCAAGGAAAGCGTCAGCAAACTTCTTCGGAACATCCCAAATGGGAAGATCGTCTTTGCCTTCCTTCTTACTCAGATACTTCAGCATATCAACAGGGTTATCTACGGCTGCCTGCGAAAGCTTCTCTGGAACTTTGAACGACTTCATCCGCAAAGCCTCAGGAGAGGGCAGTGAACCACTAGGGGCAGTCTGCTCCTTTTTCTTTGGCTCCTTTTTCTTTGGCTCCTTTTTCTTTGGCTCCTTCGCATCAGGCTTCGCTGCCGGGGACTTATACATGGGGGAATCCTTAAACCCCTTATTCTCCAAAAGAGCTTTGACAAGCCCCATGAACTCAGCAGGAGTCATAGTCTCCACTTTCTTTTTAGTCCCTGGTGAGGCCCCAGCCAAAAACTTCTTCATGACCTGGGCATCTGTCTGCTTATCTCCCGACAGGGATTTAGTCTTCTTGGCAAACGCCTCGACCTCATCGGCGTCAGTGAAATAAAGGTTACCTTTACTCATCAGGGCACTAGGGTACCTGTATCTCTTCTGGGGCTGTTTCCCCTCCGGTTCCTTCTTTTCGGACTCCCCACCAGATTCCGCCACCGAGTGCTTTTTCGGGTCAGCCTTAGGATGTTCCTTAAGGTACTTCTTCAGGGCCTCTTCTGAGGGGAACTCCGTGGCCATTCGGGTACTCATCGAAAACCTCCAGTTAGACCCTTCTGTCACATCCTCAGAGGTTTATAGAGGCTCTACCGCAACAGTGGGATCTGCAACCCAGGGATGGTCCGGACCAGCACCCCTACACCATTTCGAATCAGTCGAGGCCCAGCGACAACGGTTCTCTCCACGCTTCCCATGCTTCAAGGCGTACTCAGCCCGCATAGCCTCCCTTCTGTCCTGATAAGGTCCGAACAAGGCACGAGGTATCCAGGGTCGCCCCCTGAACGTACTCCGGGCACCACCGGAAAGGTCGCCGTTGTGCTGGCGTAAACGGCGACGTGGGTTGTTTGTGGCTCCCACGTAGGTGTATCCGACCCCCTTCTTCGTCAGGACCGTCAGAGACTGAATAACATAGACATGCCAAAACTTACAGGGCGGCTCAGAGTAGGCTTCCCTGAAGAGCTTGGCGGGGAACGGCTTCGATGACTTCCTGCGTCTTCTTCGTTTCATGGGATCATCTTACCACAGGCCAGAGTAGTTAAGGTGAGGGGCAAATGACCCCGTAAAGGAGACCCACCATGGACCCGATGGTCACGTTCACGAAGACCGGAGACAAGGAAAGCGGAGCCAACGTATACAAGGTTGCAGTCGACGGAGTCGTCCAAGGCTACCTCTACAAGGGGTACGAAATGGGTGCCGGACGCTGGTGCGCCGGATACTTAGGCCACTTCGAAGGTGGCTTCAAATGGCAATTCCAGGATGAGGAACACATCCACTACCCTCACTACATGAACCGCCGGTTCGACACCCTCAAGGACGCCAAGGGGAAGCTCCCCGCTCTCCTCGCCACTGCCGCCAGACGGAACGCCGCCGCAGGGGGTGCCCTGTGAACGCCATTGACTGGACCCTCTGGGACAAATGGCTGGGAACCTATCCTGACCCCACGATTGCCCACATGGTCGGCACCTCAGCCACCGCCGTATGGGAACACAGGACAGCCCTCGGCATCGCAGCCTACACAGGATACGGTGACAAGGACCGCAAGGACACAAACTGGAACTACTGGGGCCAATTCCTGGGCCTCTGCTCCGACGCTGCCCTGGCCCGTGCAACAGGACTCGCCCGCCTCACCGTGCGGAGCCAAAGGCTCAAGAGGGGCATCGCTGCCTTTGACCCTTGGGCGCATCTGGACTGGACTGACGTGCCCCTGGGACGGAAGTCGGACAAGGTCATCGCCACACAGATGGGCTGTCCCACCAACGTCGTCAAAAAGGCAAGACGGGAACGAAACATCCCACCCACGAATGAGCCCTACATCTGGGACGTTTCCTTGTTTGGTGTCCTATCAGACTGTGAGATCGCTCGCCGTATGGGTTGTGCCCCAAGCGCAGCCACTCTCGCCCGCCACAGGTTCGGCATACCCTCTCTCACCCCTGGCGTCAACAGAGGGTCAAAGGGCATTGACTGGGACAAACAACCCCTCGGCCAAATGCTAGACGGACACCTCGCCCGTCAACTGGGTGTTGACCCCGGTGGTCTCCGGCGGCAGAGAATAAAACGAGGAATCCCGAACTATGTCGCACCCCAAAACACCTACTGGGACAAGCAACCCCTCGGACAAATGAAGGATGCGGTTCTCGCCCGTCAACTGGGAGTAGGGGCCTACGTTGTGAGATTGCAACGGGTGAAACGAGGGATCCCGAGCTACAAGACTCCCAAGCCAGCGAAAGTCAAAAAGGTCAAACCTGATCCCTGGGTGAAGGCTGAACTCGGAAAAGTCCCGGACAGGATAGCGGCATCCCGAATGCATGTCAGCTTGGCGGCAGCACGAAAGGAACGCCTCCGCAGGGGTATCTCCCCTTGCCGGAAGCGTATCCCGAAATACCCGGCACTCCGAGCGATGAAATTCAGGATTGGTGTGAGGATCTACTAGCTAGGGGTCAGCGCTTCATCGGCATCTTCCCGTCAGAGTGCTGCAACTGCTTAAGTACCAGGGCACGCTCAACCTCACGCCGCTCGTCACCCTCCATCCACTCAAGCATCCCTCGCAGATCAGAAGCTGGGACTCCCAGGTAGGGGTTCGGCTCCAGGGTGTCCTCAAAGACGTGCCCCTCCAAGCTATCACCGGGCAGAACCGCCCTGCAGGCATCCTCGGCATCCGTCCTGGGGAGGAACACCTCAGGCTCGGTCTCAGCAGCCACATCCTGGAGGGTCGGGAAGTCAGGGCATCCCTCAAGCAACTTCTGAACTTGGTTTCGGGTGTTCATCGCAACCTCACCGCCCGTAGTATGTGGGCACTGAGGATTATAGACTGAAGAGGGTTACTTGTCCAACGATGCAGGTTGCATCAGTTTGCTGTAATCGAACCTCGTACCCAGAGCGTCCGTGATGGATACGGGGTCACCCTGGTACTCGAACACCCGCCTATTGTACATGAGAGCATGAGCAGGACATTTGATTTTTCCCTCTGCAAAAGCCACACCCTTAGCCGTTGCCCGCCACATCCCGGAGGTCCGCTTAGTGCCCCCCTCAACCTCCGCCTGAGTGACCGCCAACCCCCAAGAAGCAAGGTAGGAATAGTCCCGTCCCGTATATGTGCAATCTCGGTGATGGACCCACGGCACACCTCTCTGGGCAGCCAAACGAATCAGGTCCAACAGAAAGCGCACCATGTTGGCATTCAAAGACCGTTTGTAAAGTTTCACATTCTGACGGCACGCTGGACAATGCGTGCCCTTCTGGATGTTGGCATTCAGAAAAGCTGCCGCCTGGAGGCAGGACCAGGAGGGTTCGGCAGGGACAACAAGGGTCTCCACTGAGTCATCCGCCGGTCCTACCTGATCAGCCACCGACTCCGGTCCACCCAAAACATCCAGGATCCCCTGTAGACCCTCATCTGACCACAAGCTAGGCTTCATTAAATCCCCCTGACTGCCCTGGCGTCCCGCATCGCTTGGTAACACAGGACGTGGAAGTGATCAGCTTCCGTGTTATCTGAGTCAATCCCATGGTGAAGCAGAGCACCTCGGGGATCAGCACTGATCTGCCACTCGTAAACGGCCTCGGGCAAAGTGCAAGGGTCCGCAACCCAACCCGGTGGCCATGCGTGTTCGACCAGCCCGTTGTGGTTCATCCGTGGTGTGAAGTACACGAGGGCTGGATCCTCCCCATCACGATCATCCACGGTCACAGGGAAGATGAACCCCTCACCCCAGGACACATAGTAGGGCCGATCCCCGTCGAAGATATGAGGGCCTTCAGGAGGCACCGTCCTCCCAAAGTAATCACAAACCCCCAGGATCTTGGTGAGGTTCTCCAAGGACAGATCGAACCACTCCCCATGCCGCCTATTGATACCCAGACGATGGTGCCACTCCGCCTCCTCCCGCTGAGGGTTGTCCACACGGAACCAACCCACCAGATGAAGAGGAACAGGTGACCCCAATTGAAGGTTACGCATCCGCTGAGGAAGATTCACCGTTTGACCCACCTTGAAACGATAGGTGTCCTCGGCCTGAACAATGTAGACGAATCCTGCCATGTGGGGACTGTACCGTTCCTAACACAAAACTATCGGGGACAACCGTCCCTTTCATGACTTTGACGCTAGGTTTGAATGGGGCACCGTAAGGTCCCCAGCGAAATCGAGTCAAAATGTTCCTGGCAGCATTAACATCTGCGTTGTCGGTGTGACCACACTTCCGACACTTGAACACCTCTCCGTTTCGATTCCCCCTCTCGGTGTAACCACATTCAGGACATCGTTGAGAAGTATACGCTGGGTTCACCGCTTTGAAGACAACACGGTTGTCCTCGCAACGACCCTGAACCCGACCCAACCAATAACGATAAGCCCACGAACCAAGAGATCGCCGCATATTTTTGGTCAAGCGACGTTTGACACGACTCTTGTGATTGAGACCCCGAAGGTTCTCAACCACTATTATCTTAATGTCAGGAATTTCTAAAAGATCCCTGGCAACCTCATCCATCCGTTGTTTCAAGGCCCTGCGGGCAGTCTTCTGTCCCTTCGACCCATGCTTGCAACGATTAATCCGCTCGATCATTGGTTGGATATCGGTACCAAGCTGCAAACCATCCGACGTGGTCGCAAGCGCTTTAATTCCTGTATCAACACCAAGTGGATGACCTTCTGTTCGTTTAAGGCCAGTGTCTGTTTCAAAAGCAAAGGTAACGGACTCAGCGGTAATAACATAGCTGTTGAGACGCTTGCCTCGGGCAGCCAACTTATGGTAATGCTGGTGGAGTCGGATTGGGAGATGGAAGATAATCCCTCTACCAATAGACCACAACTTAAGCCAGTAATCGAATTCCGTGGCGTCCTGCGCTTCGTGCAACTCAGCAATCGTCGATGAAACGTACATCGACTTACCGTTATGCGTTGGTTGTACGGCCTTGTCCTTCCATCGTCGCTTTGCGGCAACAATCATCGAAATAGCTTCCCTAGCGGCTACTTTACGTAAGCGGGCACTGAGCCACGTTTTGGGAAGGTCTACGATGGGTTTGAGCAGTGCGCTCTTGGAAGGTACCTTGGGGAGAACCCATAAGTACTGGATGAAAAAGTTGGTAACCTGCCCATACTCTGCAAGGACCATCTCCAGGGTAGCCAATTTAGCTGCTGTGGAGAACTTAAGAGTACACTTGGTGGAGCGAATCACCTTCATGATTGGATTATACAAAAAAGGAAAGACTGTGTCAACCGGAAAAAGAAGAGGGGCTCAATTGAACCTAAAGGAGGCGGAATGTCCCTGAAAAATGAAGCTGTTGGCAACCCACCATGGGGCAGTTACACGATCTACTCAGAGGTTGGCTAGGATGATCCCCTGCGATGTTCTTCAGGTACTGCTGACCCCAGGCTCCCGTCAGGGCGTACTCCCCCGACTCCTCCAGAGTGGCATGAAGGTTTCCGTGACAGAAGGCAGCAACCTGAGGGGTGACTCCAAAAACGGAGACTGAGACACACCCCACCGTAGCCACCCACAAACGACGAACAGCTTCGTTCAGTACCTCATTGAGGGCCTGAAACCTCTCGGAGGCATCTGAGAAGATCAGCATCACCTGGGTGCCGACGCTACCTACACGCTCCACAACACCATCATCCCCAGGATGCATCAGGTCCAGTGACTTCTCGTCGCAAACCTCTATAACGTGGCCTGCCAGCCTCCAGACGAGGCTCTTGACCCTCTTCTGGAGCAGCTTCTCCTCAGCCGTGAAGACATACGAGAAGGGCTCGTAGGAGTCCCGACGTATCTCAAAGGTGAACACCAAAGAGTCGTCCTTGACCGGACCCCGCTCCCCGTGGACAGACAACAGAATAGGATCACTCATCGGGTGCCTCCGTACCATGGTCTACTCCAGCACAACGCTTCTCAACGACCCCGGCCCCTTAACACCTATTCCTTGCCTGGACCACTACGGCAATGAGGACATATGGTAGCGCCCTGACGGATGCCAAGTTTACACATAGGGCACACATAGTCGAAGTGCTCAGACCGCAGGGCAATAATAAGAACTCCCAGAGGCCCGAAGAAAAAGGCCCATGCAAACCCCTCACCGCTCCGGTTCTTACCGCTCCCTATCCAGGCACCCAGAAACATCATCACAATCCAAAAGATAAAAAGTCCCATGTTGGTACCTCCAAGGGCAAACGTCCCAGTACATTCACCTGGTCTACTCCAACCGCAGCCCTGATGATCATCCCAGGAAGGATCTCAACCGCTCCGCCGTCTGACGAGGATGCTTTTTGATTTCAGATTCCCACAGGATGAGGCACTGGATCCCGGCCTTCGTGTAATAATCAATAACATCTAGTTTATGCGTCTGTCGGTCTACTCCCGTCTTTAGGGGTCCATGCCAATAATCACCAAACGCCTCGATGATGCGCCACGTCCTGAGACCATTCAGAGCTGCACCCGCCTTGTACGCCTCAAGCTGGTCATGGGTCAACACCACGAAGTCTGGGTTCCTTGCCCGTGACGCCCCAGCACAACGCACCCAGTAGGACCCATCCCCTGCAAACACAACATAGGCAGGGAGCATCTTCTGAACAGCCTGCTCCAGCTTGTTGGGACAACTCTGCTCACGGTTAAACCACATGCTCTGAGGCGGGAAAGGCACCCCGTACTTCCCCATCCAGACTTCCTTGATCCGGGCCTTGATCTCCTCGCACTTGGACGGGTTATCTACCCCGTACTTCTCCATCCAGGTTTCCCGTGCCTTGGCCAACACCTCGGGGCACTGCTGAGAGTGACGGCCCCCGTGGTTGGCAAGGTTGGAGGCGTAGGCACGGGCCTGGACTTCCGGCAGAGCAAACACAGTATCCACCCCATGGTGAGCCTGAATGGTGCGGAAACAACGCCTCTTCCCCTCTTCGGACTGCATTGGGTGGTCCGCCCCGAACCGCTCCTGGCTGATCTTTCGGAACCGCTCCCTGTACCCCTCAGTCTCAAACGTCGAGGGGGCACCGTGCCTCTCCTCCGTCGTTTTGATAGTCCTTTCCCGGATCTCAGGCACTTGCTGGGGGTTCTCGGCCCCGTACTTGGCCTTCATCCCCCGACGTGCCCGTTCACTACCACCCTCCCCTCCAAACGGGTTCTCGTGCCCATAGCGGGCCACGTTGGTTGCCTTCCGTTTGGCTACCACGTCTGGATCTGCAGCCCGGCTGTTTTCAACCAGCTTCTGCCGGATCTCCACAGCCTGAGCCACGTTGTCCACTCCGTACCGTTCCCGTACCGTAGCCGCCCGCTGCCGGAGACTCCCCTTGGCAACCACAAGGACACCATCAAAGACCTCCCGGTACGCCTCCGTGGTCATTTGATGTTTCACCTTCAGATGATCCGCCAGCCTCCTCGCCCGGTGGTCCCCCCCACACAGGAAGCAGGACACATAGTCCTCTCCCTCTACCATCCCGTCAGCCCACAGCTTCCGGCGGTAGTAGCGGTCGAAGTCAAACTCAGAAGGAGGGAGCTTGGAAAAACCATTCCACTTGGGACAGCCGTTCGTGTGCCCAGGGACACCCTTAACAGCGATCTCTTTTCCGCATGCAGGACATTTCACTTTGTTGGACATTGGAGCCTCCGAGGGTTGCGCCTCGGGTAGTATGCCGATACTTAACTAGCATTGTCAAGGAATAGGTGTAACCCTTTGAAAAAATTAGACGAAAGATCTCGGGCTCAGGACCCCTCGACCTACAAAAGGTCCGAAAGATGAGCGAACGCCCATTCCGAATCGTGGCTGCTGCAAACCACGGATGAACTTGACCGTCCGTTGTTTGGACTCGGTGGCCTTATCAAACATGGTTTCAGAGTTCTGTTTCAAGCTCTCATATTTCGAGGACTTCTCAATGGTAAGGCTAACCCCACCTATGCTATAATCGAACTCGTCGGCCACCCAATTCATCGCCATAGCGAAACAGGCGTGGGTGATAGCTCCCCACAGGATAGCGGTTCTCCAGGCGGGCATTGCGTTGACCAACATATCGATGGTGCTGATCCCTTGGCTGAGTGGTGGGAACATGTTGAACCAGTCCAGGGACCGTTCGAGGTACTCCAGCAGTTCAGCGTCCTCCCAGATCTGTCCGAAGACCCTGTTATACTTTCCGATTGCCCCTTCGTGTTCCGGAGGACGGAATTTATAAAATTTATCAGGATTCTGATCTCGGAGTAATAATCGGAGCTTATTGATCATCGACCATTGGTCTGCCGAGTAGTGTACGACACCTATTGCAGCGGGTTCCACGACCTCGAACTGCTGCACGACTTCGGTGAGCGCCTGGGACACGTACTCTCGGAAGTACCATCGGATACGGTAGTTCCCCAGGGTGGCGAGGCCGGGAATCTGGAGGGCTGCGTAGTACTCACCGATCTGTGGGTTCACGGGTGTCCGCTGGGCGGATCCGATCAGTACCTCAACCTCAGGTGGTCCTGGATCGACATAGAACAGGGCGTAGTAGATCTCCGCTGCCTGGGTGGGGTTGCCATGGGCGTCCACAAGGAAGATATCCAAATCCCCACGCCCGATATTCTGTCCTGGACTGAAAGCCATGTCCGCCTCCCCTAATGTACCAACTCATTGCTTACGGTTTCGACGGGGATCTCCTGCATGGTCAGGTTCAGGCGGTCACGGATCTGGACGAGGAACTCTCGATGGACACGGAGTCGGGCAACGACGTTTGCTTCCTGCTCCTGCTGTGAGTAAATGCAGAAATCCAGGAGCACTTCGTCCCCCACGTCGGGGAGTACTCTAAAGGCATTCACGAAGGTGCCGACCTTCTGCTTCGTGGGGACGACGATGTTGCAACTGTCCCCGTTGTACTCAATATCCATCGGTGCCTTCCTCGCTCCTACTGTCAAAGCACCTTACCACCGGATCGACTATGCAGACCCATCCTGCGCCGATGAAAACCCAGAGCACAAAGGAACAGCTATTTCCCCACCAAGTAGTCAGGGGCCAGCCCCCGTTGATGGCCACTGCAAGCAACCACACAAGCCATCCGGCGTGCCCTCCTACACAGAAGGTGCATTCGAGCATCCAATCGAGCCACCGTGCCCGTCCCATCAGGAAGATACACTTATGCCTGAGGAGATAGGCCAGCCCGTAGATGGCCAGTAGGATCTGCCAAGGTGGGAGTGCGTGCTGTAATGCAGCCATCGCTCTTCCTCAGGTGGTCACTCGTCCTCGGAGTGGGTGAGGGCCTTCATCGTTCGGATCTCGTCTGCATAACTGAGAGCGGGAACCTTCGCCGTGCGGTTGTAGAACGCATTCTTCAACTCTCGCATCCCGTCCGTAACCTCAAAGTGGAAGTACAGCCGGACTTTATCCCGCACTGTTTCCACAAAGGGCACACCGGCTACTTTGAGGTAGGCGGCATAATAGAGATCCGACGTTCTGTACGTGTTCTGTGTCGTGTCTGTCATAGTGCTCCATCCTTCCACTCCGACTGACGGAGGGTACTACTCTGAGGGGGCTTATAGGCGGAGGATTGGTGAGGCAGGGTGGTCCTGTGAGCGGGACCACCCTGCCTGGGATCAGTTGAGGATCACGGCTCCGGTTGCATCGTACACCGTCAGCGCCAGGCTGGTCGTAGATGTCAGGGGCGTGGCGTCTACCCAGTAGCCCTGATCGCTGGCGTCTGCGGCTGCAACCAGTGCAGCACCGGAGAGGGTGAGGTGGGCACCCGTCTGAAGCATTGTGAACTGCCCCTGAGCGCCCATGACGGAAGCGAGGATGGTCACCGTGGCGGAGGTGCCACCCACATTTGTTGCCGCACAAGTCGGCCCAGCCAGGGCGACTGCTGCGATGAGCACCTGGGTGGCGGGGTCGTTGATCGCTGCCGCCAGGGTCGTAGCCGAGGCCACGGCACTTCCTGATCCGGCGATGTCCCGGTACTCCTGGACCGCCGGGTTGGGCACACCATTGACACAGGTGAAGGGGATGTCCTTGAGGGTGAAGGTGTCACCCGCTACCAAACCTGCGATGACGAGCGCTGTACCCGTAGCGGTGTTGGCCGGGGCATAGGTGAGTGCCGGGTTGTTCCACACATAGGTCGCAGCGGCAAGCTGAGACAGGGCACCCGTGAAGCGGGACTGATGCAGCGAGCCGGTGTCGATGAACGGGCGGACGTGTCGCCAAGCTGCCGGATACGTTGTGATTCCGTTGACCACCACGGGGACAATGAAGGCTCCTGCCGTGCCGAGGAAGATCCCAGCAGCACCTGAGAAGGGGATGGCGGCAGCGATTTGGAACACTTCCCCGCCCACGATGCGAAGGATTTCCGCCACCGTTGCGGTTGATGTACCTGTTCCGACGATACCGGAGGTGGCCAAACCGGGCACGGACTGGATTGCTGCATTGATCCCGGCCAGAGTCAGAGCCTGACCCTGACGAACCCGAGCAAGGATAGCCTGCGCTGCCCTGTTGGCTTCCAGCGCCACCACGCAGTTGTTACCACCGCCCGTGATGTCATCGACCCTTGCACCGATGTAGGTTGCCAGGCCGACGTAGGTGGCAGTCGCTTGGAGAAAACCACCTACGTTCGTGTGGGCAATTGTCTCGTTCTGGGCCGTCCACGCCATGTAGCCGGTCTGTCCTGCACCCTCGTAGATTGGGTTACGAAGGGAACTGTTGGGTTGCAGATCGAGGATCTGCAACATGTTATCGTCAATGTCTCCCCGAGCCAGAGCAATGTACGCACGTGCCATCGGAATCCTCCCTTAAGTGGTGATCACGGCACCCGTAGCGTCGTACACCACTAGCGCCCTGGAAATCGTGGTAAGCATCTGGGTGGCGTCCACAAAGAGGGCCGTACCCGCTGCCCCGTAGGTGAGCGCCGGGTTGTCCCACACGTAGGTCGCCGCTGCAACCTGTGACAGATTTCCGGCAAGCCGGGACAGGTGCAAATAACCGTTGTCCATGAACGTGCGAACGTTCCGCCAGTCGGAGGGGTACGTCACGATTCCATTGACCGTTACGGGCACTACGAACCCGCCAGCGGGAACGTGTACGGGACCGACAAAGGCTGCCGCAGCGCCTGACAGGGTCGCCGCCGCAGCCACCTTGTAAACCTCGCCGCCGAGGATACGGAGAACTTCCTCTACCGTCCCGGTAGAGTC